CTCCCTTCCTTGTAGTCGGAAAAGCTGTTCATTTCTTTTGCCCGGCGGGCGTCTTCCTTGCGTTTTTCTTCTTCGCGAGCAACCTTTTGAATTTCTTTGAGACGTTTGAACTCGTCATCGGTTAGGCTAAGTCGAGGTTGAGCAATTTCGGAATCACTCAAATAGAAATGAAGGAAGCCTCTCTTTATTCCGAGATCAGTCCAACCGCAAGTGACCTTTTCGCAAAACTCAATTAGTTCCGCGTCGGTCGTGATCGCGCCGCGTTTGCGAGAAGCGTAGACAAGATCATTTCTGTTGTAAACGGGCTTGTCTCCAACGTACACCCCATATCGATTAGAATTATTCTTCATGTTTTCCGTCCTTTCCGCCCAGATCATTTTCCTTCTGGGGCTTTGCCGGTCGTAGGCAATCCGGCGATCTGCAAAGCCTCAGTTACGGAAGAACGTATACGTTGGATTCAATTTGGTGTTTTGTTTGATTACGGGCGTATCGTAACATTTTAATAACAATTTGTAAATAGTTTTTGCGAAATTATTTGAAATATTTTTATAATCAATATTAAAGAAACTATTGCGTAAATATTCTATTTTCCGTTGTAAAAAGGTGCATAAATGCCTACCGCCTTTTTTCCCAAGTCAAGGGTAGAATGGATTAGCGGCTTTCCGTATTCTGTGTAGGGCTGTGTAGCGGCTTTATGGCGTTGTACTTTTCCGAAATAAACTATATAGTGCTATTTTTCTTTGTAAACGTAAAAAACGCCGTGCATAGGCTTTCGACCCATGCACGGCACATATCACTTGCTTTCCTGCGTGTCGGTTTGCTTGACTCCGGCGAGAATCTGATCCAAGTTCAACTTATACCAAGCCGCCTGAATCGCCTCATATACAATCTTGGTATCAATCGTGAATCCCATCTTCTCGCAAAATTCAATAAACGGAGCAAGCATCTCATTGATCCGCTTAAAGGCTTCCTCGCGCTTGGCTTCTCCGTTCCCTCCGCCAAATTCGGCTTCGACTGCCCGAACAACGCTCTCGGCCAACCATCCAACGACGGCTAATGCGGTCGGAGGAACCGCAGCCTTGATAACAGGCCAAACCTTCACGCAAATGATAGCAAGCAGGACGGCAATTGCACAACCGATGATATAGGACAGATCAATCATGGTATACCTTCTTTCTGGGCAAACGCCCTGTTCATCCAACAGTGGGAGGCGCAGAATTTCCGAGAGCCTTGTCCACCGTCTTCTTTGCTGTGCTGAATTTTTCCAGCACGCTGTTGCTTGTGTAACAACCAAAAACCAGTCCAAACAGACTGGTCGTGGTGCTGAGGACTTCGAGCAGGTACTCTGCAACTTCAGGAAACAGGCAAATCATCGTCATGGTGGCGATAACCTGAATGGCATAGCCGAGGCCAACGGCGGCTGTGAAGATTTTGCTGTACTGAATATAGCTTTCTCCAATCTTCAATTTTGTCTAGCCCCCCAGTTAATGCCCGGCTCAACTTCAGGAAGATCTTCCAAATCCTGACGATATGATGCGTACAAATGATTTCGTCCACGCGCAGTGTAGGCATCAAACATGGCAGTCAAAGATTCCTTCTGAGCGGACTCGCACCACCCCCGTTTCATATAGTAACGATAGCCTTGTTGCAACCTTTCGTGCTGCAATGTGCCAACATCATCGCCAAGGGCAGACACATCCTTTCGGATGTCCTTCAGTTCGGCTTTGATATCGGCAAGAGTGTCAAGTATCTTTTGTTGTTGAGCCTCTTTGACCTTTTTCTTCTCCTTCTGACGCTTGACGACGGGAACAATCAGCTTGGCATAAATGGTTCCAGCGATTGTCCCAAGCAGCGTTAAATACGCCCACCACGTCTTCAGCCACTCAAAGGCACGTTCAATCATCAATCATCCGCTCCCCGCTTGCAGACGACCGCATTTGCAAAACAGGAAGCAACAGCATCTGCCGTCTCCTTCGTGTTGCACGGAATGAAAACACCAAATCCGTTCTGCGTGTTTTCCGCGTCATCCGTGCTTTCAGCAGATCCTGCTTTCTTCTGAATGTAACGACGGAATACATAGCCAGTTCTGCCTCCGGCAGAAACCTTCAACCAGCTCGCATTCGTTTCTTCAAGGACGCTGACAGAGGATCCGTTCTCAAGCTCATCAAGAACTCGACCTGCGGTGGACGGCTTCAACCGCAGGTTGAGATGGCCACCCTCATCTGTGCAGACAGTTCCCTGATACAACGCGCTCATATCAATCATCTCGCTTTCATCTTTGTCGATAGTATCATTTACCGCAGACGGTGACACACCCCTGATGAGTCGATGCCGCAGAATGTGGGTGAACCCATTTTTGAGCTGGGTAGCAGCAACCCATTGGCGTGTTTGGCTGCTATGAATAACATCATATCCTCCAATTCCACCCATGTAATACCCAATATGTTCACACTTTCCTGTGGCTTCATCATAAATGCAGGGCAGATCGCCAATGAGCAACCCTCTTTGCTTTGCCTCAGCGATTGTCAGCCGTTCCGTTATGAATTTGTACTTCGGCGACGAGTCGATGCTGTTCCATAGCTCTGTACACCCACCGCATCTATACGACGGGTCGCCGCCCGCGCAATGCCTGATGACATTGACAACCGCAGCTTGGATGCAGTCAGCTTCGGAATATGGAGTTGGTTTTTCAAGCTGCTCAATCATATATCGGGCGCCGACATCCCCATTAACGGCCATCGCGTCGCCTCCTCTCCTGTTCATCATCATACTTGCCTGCCTCATAGCAAGCAGCGTACATGACAATGCAAATAAGAATCAGTCCGATAAACACAGCCACAGAATCACTCCTCTTTCCAGAAGATGGCATCAATTTTCCTTTGCAAGAAGGGTTTCCACTTCCTTGCGAATACGCGGCGGAACCTCCTCAATCTTCTTGAAGCCATTCTTGACAAGCTCCGCATAGATCTTCGCAATCGCCGACACATCACTCGCCTCCAATCATCGTCTCATACAGTTCAGTGACGGCCAACATGTTGTTGACCGATTGTTCCTGAAGCACCTTATTGGCATCAAGCATAAGTGCCTCCGCCTTTTCTGCCTTCCGAATTTCATTGGCTCGACATGCCTCAAGAACAGCATCCATAGAGCCTGCCACCTTGTCCGCAAGATCCTCAGACCAGATATCATCGAACTGGTACATGGCATACTCGTAGGAAACAGCAGACCCATCTTCCGTTTCGGATTGAATCTCGCCCGTATACTGGCGAACAGTGATAAGTGCAGTTCCATTTTCCCGCTTTTCAACTTCAACAAGCGGTGCTTTGTCGGCTCTGATTTCAACCATTACATCTCACCTTCCTTAATCTTCTCAGCAACATCGAGAACCGCCTTTTTCAGTGCCTCACGCTCATACTCGACAGCCGCTCCAGCAGCCAGCCAAGCGTTGAAGCAATGCTCGATGCTTTCCTTCGTCGCGTACTCCCGTGGAACGCCATGCAGCTCATAAACTTCATAGCGATAACCACCATCAGACGTGATTCCCAGCAGTGTACTCACCGTCACATCGCGCAACGCTCCATCTCCGCTGACTTCGTAGCTTTTTCTTAATGGTTCTCGGCTTACGACTTTCAATGGATACTACCTCCTTTGCTCTCTCGAAACTGACAAATGGGCGAAGCCATTTCTTCTCAAACTGCCAGTTATTTCCAGACCGCGCAATTCCATAATACGAAACAACCGCACAGGCATCTTCGTATGACAGATACCCCTTGAGCGCAATTTTTCTAAACGTCCGCGTCATTCGCAACATGGTTTGTTTGTTCATTTCCCGATGCCAGCAGTAAAGATGTGCAGTCTCGCTGACCTTTTCGGGTACAAACCGAGTTCCGATAAACTCAACGCCTACTTCTCTCGGTCTGAAAATCTCCCAGTTCTTTTTAGACGGGTTTTCGACATTGGTTCTAATCTTTAGCCCTATTTCAGCAAACCAGTTCTCGATAATCTTCTTGGCTCTGAGAAGTTCTCTTTTGTTCGATCCCATCAGCAACATGTCGTCCATATACCTGACGTAGTGCGGAACATGCAGCCGTTCTTTAATTCTGTGGTCGATGTCCTGCAAATAAAAATTGGCGAACCACTGGCTCGTGTAGTAGCCAATCGGAACGCCAATTTCATAGCTGTCTATGATTAAGTCAAGAAAGCTAAGCACATCAGGATCTTTTATGATACGCCTGAATTTTTGTTTCAGCAGGTCATGATTGATATGCTCATAATACTTCTCAACATCAAGTTTCAGACACCATGCGCAATGCTGAGGATCTGTTTCGAGTGCTTTCTGCACATAGTCAAGTGCTGCTTTAGATCCTCTTCCGGGGATGCTGCCGCAGTTGTGTTCGTACATGCCTTTCACAATGAGGGGCTGCACGACCTGCATAACCATCCAGTGCACGCACTGATCAGGCCAGAACTTTGGTATGGCAATTTTCCTTACTTTCTTGTGCGGCCCGTCCAGAATCATGACGTTGATGGACGGGCTTGGTGCATACCGCCTTTCTCCGACAAGCGAAACAAGCTCTGCGCTATGTCTTTCGATCTCATTCAGCGCATGTTTGACTGTCGGTCGCTCTCTTTTTCCTCTTGAAGCGTTTGTTATAGCCGCTCTCGCATTTCCATCGCAGGCGACTTCGCCAAATATATTGCCAACTCTTTTCGGCATTGTTATCCTCTTATTCCAATAGGGCTTTCGATGCGATTTACACCGTAGAATCATCGTAGCTACTAACCCAATCTGCATAAGCTGTTCAGCATGTCTGGACATGCTGCTTTGCCATGACGGTTCAATATGCAGATATCCTCAACGCAAATCGCTTCTCGCTGAGGCTCCTCCTTTGGACTGATTTCAGCGTATGGCTTTTGCCATACACACCGAATAAACGACCATATGGGATCTTACTTTGTGAGTAAGAGGAGACGCGCCCCGTAGTTCCAGTTCGTCCACGACGGAGCATAGTTCCAGTTCACATACCAAGGGCCATCATTGGAACCGTTGTTCCAGTTCCCGCCCAAGAAGGGAACACGCAAGCGCCAGTCGTTTACCCGTAAAGTTAAAAATTAACTTTGCAAAATTAACTGCCGAGCTACGGCAGGGGGATTACGCCCCCCGCACCCCCCAAGGAGGAGTAACGAGGAGACGCGCCCCGCAGCCCCAGGCCGTCCACGACGGAACATAGCCCCAGGTCACATACCAAGGGCCATCATTGGAACCGTTGTTCCAGGCCCCGCCCAAGAAGGGAACACGCAAGCGCGATGCTTCTTCAGCATCCGGCTTCGCATTTCGCCAAACATAGTCGCACCAATATGTTGCAGAGGAAGCACCGACTTCATCTGCAATCAGCGAAGTTGCAAACGGTGCTGTTTCATTGTAAAGCACAGACTTCACATATCCTTCAGCGTCAATGTTGCACTCTCCGATCTCGCGATAATCAGCCGTAACAGACATTGCATACTTAGTCGGATCATCGCAGAAGTAGTATTTCGGCGGATGCGTGCCGAGCTTCAGCAGCCCAAGCAATCCCTGAAATACGTGTCCGTAAACATCCTGAATACCGCGATAACAGACAGAAGATTTTCCATCAGTACCGATGTAGCCGGATCCAACGAGGATGCCGTCTGCCTGACCAAGCAGGTTCTTGCTCGCCTTGGCGTATGCTCCCTCGACAAGCGTAACAGCGGCTCCATCAAACTCAATCTTGCTGTTTCCATCACCCATGTCAGTGATCGCAGTAATCTTGCGACACCACGCAAGGTCATGCGCTCCGCTGCTGGTTTTACTGATAGTGACGGTGCAATACTCTTTGTTGAAGTTTGCTGCCTGTGCGTTTGTCAGGACGACATAGTTTGCAGAGCCAGTATTCTGAACAGGGTAGCCAGTATAATTATGTGAACTGATTCCATTACCAATGGCAGTCTGCATATTGCGGTTTGCGAACTCGATCAGCATCATATCCGCAAGATCAGAAGCATGTGTCACATCGAGAATGGAACAGCCCGTATTTGTCGCCTTAGTCTGGAAATTCTGGAGAGAAACCTCGGTGAGCGGCACTGTTCCTCTTACGCTGCGGAGCTTTCCAGTTCCGTTATCGCTCTCGGCGGTGCTGTCATAAGCAGATGCCAGATAGACGGGGTACAGCACTTCAGGTACGTACTCATATCCCGGCAGTGGGCCATCTGCAAAAGCTCTGATCTCGCTGCCGTCAGCCAGCTTCTTTCTCATGCGATAGTGCGCAGGTTTGCGCTTGAAGATGTCACCGGAAGATCCGTCGCGAGCAAGCGTTCCATCTGTGCTGCTGGCAATCACCTTTTTCTTCTCGATGTCGTACCCAATGGTATCTTTCATCCCAGCCATCAGGAACACGTCATCGAAGTCATTGCGCAGGTTCTGGTTGAAACTGCCTTTGTGGGCGTTTGCAACCATTCCCTCAGCCTCATACAGCCTCGTGCAGACGGCAGAGCTGTCAGCGGGTACAAGAACACCCCAGCGGTGAACAAGCAAGCCGGGGATGTATGCAGGCGCAATGAGGCCATTCTCATCAAGGACGACTGCGCCGCCGGCTTTATTTGTCGGGATTGCAACAGCACCTGCTACGTCCTTAGACAGCGCAGCTTCTCCGAATTTCACGCTCTGCACGGAAGAATCGGCCTTTTTCCCTTGCTCGCTGGTCGCAAAATCAGACACTTTCTTTTCGCTGCTGATCGGATTTCCGGTTCCATCAAACTGAGCAAGATATCCGGATGAGCCTTTATCCTGCTTGGTTGCAGAAGACCGTTCAAGCTCTTTGATGTTTGCCATGAACGAATCGTGGTCATAGGCGGTATACGCTCGATACACCATGGTGCCGGAGTCCCACGTCTTTGCAACAGTTCCATTAAATCCTCTGGTCAAGCCGCTGATCTTGCTTCCAGACTTCGTGGTGTACAGAACAAGTTCAGCATCAGAATCCGTGCCGATGGTCAGGATATTCGGTGCTTCAGGCAACTTGGTGATGTCATCAACCGTAAGTTCCTTTGCATCAGCGGTAATCGAGGCGGAAAGAACAGCCGTAGGGCTGTTGTTGATGGCAGGGTACATCGTCATTTTTGCCATTTTCATTCATCCTTTCTTTAATTCGAGCATTCAACGAAATTTTGTCCATCCGAGCAGTAATGGGGTATCTGTTCTGTGAATGTAATCCCGTCTGCGCAATAATACGCAATGCACTGAACAAATTGTCCAGTGTCAGGAACGCAATAGTTTACAGTTCTATGACTGCCAACTACAATCGAAGCATAGCTGCTATCTGCCGTTTTCCATGAGTAGCTGGCGCGGATCCAGAATCGACACTCCGCATCCTCTATCCACATCGCAATGGCCGTAGTCGTCGCTGTGCCAACTGACTTTGACTTCGAGCTAAATCCGTTTGCAGCATCCCCATAGAAAACGGTGTAAGTGACCTCTCCATCGCCATACGAGCCGACGGCTGCTTCCCAAGACAGAGTAAAAACTCCATCAGAATACGAAACTGATGGAGTACCTGATGACGTGAGCTGTGGACTGTTCGCTGTAAAATAAGTCGTCGCACTCCACTGTTCTGCACCGCAATACGTCGCAAGGACGAAATAACCTTTGCTTTCATCATAGGCAGGCGGCGTGATGACGACCGCTGTTCCAGTACCTTGGTAAACAACAGAATCTTCCGATCCGGCGAAAAGATAGTAGTAAACGCTTCCGACACCGCTGCTTCCTTTTGCGGCTGCCCATGTGACAGTCACCTTTCTTCCAGTTTGGGAAACCTGCGGGGCGCCCGGTTTTGTGAGCGTTGGAGTAGGCGTAGTGATGTAGGTCGTTTCGCCCGTGGCTTCCACACCGGAATAATAGGCTGTGACGGTAAATCCGTACTGCATTGACCAATCTGAAAACTCGACTGTATATGTTCTTGCAGTACCAACATTGATGGAGGATTCAAAGTAGCCCGTTGCCTTATTGCCATAATGCAGCACATAGGTCACATTTCCTGTTCCGTATGCGCCAGATGCAGCCGACCAAGAAACAGTGAATTTGTTTCCACTGATTGTAACAGTAGGCTTCGAGGGAGCAGTCAGGCTTGTTCTTTGCGGATTTATCCAGATCACATTACTGCTTTCTGAATGCCCCCCATACTCAGCGATAATTTTGTATTGGCAAGAGGCATATCCAAGCGTACTCGCAGCAATGGAAAGAGATGTCGCCGTTGTTGAGGCAAGAACCGTTCCATCTGAAGCGTTATAGAGTCTGTAAACAACAGAACCGCTTCCACCAGACGCAGACGATCCAGTCCATGATAGATTGACCGTTTGTCCTGACTGTGAAGCCTTAAAGTTTGACGGGGCTGTAAGCGTCACGGGGTCGTAAAAGGTGATGTAGAACGTGTTCCATCCTGCAAATGTTCCAGAGTAGGTAAGGCATAGAGTTTTACCGTTTAGAGATGTTGAAGATGTTATCGTTTCTGACCCAGAAGCTCCAACGATCTTTTTAGGGTCGGAATAATCGCTGAAATAATGAGCTGATGAAACAAAGTAAATCCCGTATGCGCTAGAGCCGGCAGAACAAGATAAAGTTGCGCTGTAGTCGGTTATGGATATATTAAATGCTTCTTTGTAGTTGCTGGGAGCTTCCAGCCCTTCCCAAGAGAGTGTGAATGAAGAAGCGGCCGGTACGCGAACTGCTCCTTGGGTTTGCGACATGGCAACGCCGTTTACTTTGAAAGTTGCCAATCAAATCACCCCTTCGGTTTAAGCCAGATGCGTCCAGCTTTTGCTTCAGGCTGCGTCGGACTGTATACGATATCAGGGATTTGCACAGATGCCATCGCCTTGATGATTTCTGTGACATTCAAATTGCCATACAGTACCGTCCAATCTTCGGAAATGTCAATCACATACTGAGCATCGTCGCGAGACTTCTTCCCGATGCCGATGGCAGTGCCTCCTCTGCGAAAGAACAAAAGGTACTGGGAAGTCGATACGGTAAAAATTCTCTCGACAGTCTTGAAAGCATCGCTGACAACAAACTTGACCTGATAGGTGCTTGTTGTCTCAACCGTTCCATCTCCAAATGTGTAAAATGTGCCGGGGATCATACTTTCAATGCCGTTTTTCCACGTAGAATCTCCTACCTTCTGATACAGGCATTTGAGCGTGATGGCATTTCTAGCTGTTCCATCAGACTTTGCACATGGGGAACTCGAAACCGCCGCTTCAGCCCGAATGTACGTTCCTTGTTCGTTGGATGTTCCCTCTGAATCGCAGCGATATGCCATTGCACCTAAAATTGCAGGCACAGCATATGGAAGTACATCAATCTGAAACAGAAATTCGTCCGACTCCCTGCCTCTGGAATCAACACATTTCGCAGTAAAAGCCAGCTTTCCACTGCTGTCGATAGGATTTACAGTGCAATTCTTTTCTCTGCCCGAAGAAGCCGCTGCGCCGCCAAACACATACGACTGGATCGTGCTTCCATACGCTCCACTGCATGTTCCGATGGTCAACTTGATGCCAGAGATATTTTGTACGTACACCTCTCCCCAATCAGTTGGAACGCCATTTGAGATTCTTTCAGCCGCAACTCCGCCGACAGAAGGCTTCACACTCGTAGGTACTTCAATCGTCACAGTAACCGTTGTAGACCCAACAGGCGTTCCATCCGCCTCATAGCCGTTTGTTGCAACAGTTGCCGTTCCAGACACTGAATTGGGGATCGCATTACACCAATCGAGCGGAACGGATATGCTCACCGTCGTTCCTCCGAGCGGGATCCTTTTCGTCGTTTTGTACGTTCCGAAGGAGCAGATCACATCATGATAAAGCTCAGAAATCTCTGGATTACTTACAGAAATCTCAATTGTATTTCCAGCTTCAACCGAAGATGGAACTGATGTATCAGAGACAGCATATACATCTTTATAGTTGACTGTGATGGTCACGGCATTCATGAACGACTTGGCCGATCCAGTACAGTTCGCCTTGGTATGCAAAGTGAATGTTCCGCTGGCAAAAGCGGAGATATCCGCCCTCGAAAAATTCAGCGATCCCTCAAGTGTAATACGATTGCTTCCACCCATTGAGATCTCGTCTTCATCCGCATAGATACCAGACCCTTCTATGGTCATTTCAATCATGCGCCAGTTCTGTGAGGAACTATATGCAGAAGCCGACATATCAAGCGTATAAGTAATGCTTGTAATCAACTTTTCGGAAGGAATAGCTTCTCCAGACAGCTCGATATCTCGTCCTGCTGTTCCTGCGCCATATCCTCCATAAGTTCCACGGTACGTTACACTGTATCTCGCCATTCCTCATCACTTCCATTTCAGACCGAGGCCATCTTCGGTCGTAACCCAGTCGAAGTAGCCATTTTCCTCTGTTCCAATCGAAAGCCGATCTGTGATTCTGGCCTCGGTAATATACATTCGGTTGTACTGGATAAATGCCACCTCATCGCTTCCCTGCATGAACGACATTTTTTCGTTGGTAATCCGTGTTTTGAAATCGCTGTCTTTCCTACCGATGAGTAGACCAGCGGTGCTGAACTCGAAATACATCAAAACATCCGCCCTGAACTCGTCAAAGGCGGACGACTTATCATCTGTGTACTTTTGCGCTTCTGCGAATTTCAGAAGGAGGTTCTTTGCCGTCAAGTCGGCTGCCGCATCGAATTGTGCTTTAACATCGTCGGTATTAGCTTTGCCGGCCATATCTGCCGCATAGTCGGTTTGAGAAACCTTTGCAGAAATCTTCTCATCAACGAGGATGAACTTGCTATCATGGCTGGAAATACGCTTCGACATATTATCCAGTTCTGCGCGGCTGACAGTGCATTCTTCCCATCCCTTCAGCTCATCATATCTCTTGAGCGTTGGCGGAGAAGAAGCTGTGTCGAGCCACAAATCATCATCCGCCGGAGAAGACGGTGCTGAAGCAGAAATTGTGATCTGCTCATTTCCGAGGTAGCCGCTGATTCTCGGCTCTGTCTCTTTGACCGTGCCATCGCTGAACGAGATGATTTCATACGACCATAAGTACAGAGCATCACCAGAATCAGCAGGGAGCGAATCGTACCATTCCTTCGGCTGCTCCTCAACCGATGAAGACAGACCATACTTGCTGGCAATGGACGATACCCCTATGCCGGCACTTCCGTCAGTTCCTTTAATGCCAATGACAACGGGTTCACTTTTGCTGCTTGTACCATTGGTGTAAGTAATCAGCTCGTAGTTCCAGAGGTATGGCTTTTCTTCAGTCATCGTCTGCATTTCAGTTGACCAACCATCGGAATCAGTTGAAACGCCGCTGGACAACTCGGAGGCGAGGTAGTATTCCGTAATACTCTCAACCCCACGAATGGTTTCAAGCTCATTTTTCAGCTCTTGGCTGAGATTGTTCTTTCCTACTGTTCCAGCACCAAGTACAACTCCGTTGAATCCAATGGCGCTTTGCCAAGTTTTTCCGCCATCGGTCGTATACCCGATTCCGTAATGTTTTCCGTCATACAGTCCTATGCGGATTTGGCGGCTTTGTGATCTGTCCGCTTCATCATAGATGAAAATAGCCTGCGCATCCCAATAGAAGCTGTTAGAGCCAAGTATGCGGATAAGAGAGGCATTGAGGACTCCTGTATTCAGAACAGAAGCTGTAATGCCCTCTCCTGTCAATGCAGTTGTCCATTCAAACTTGTCTCCAACCTTCTTCTTAGAAATCAGGATTCCGCCGCCGGTCAGCTTGACTGCCGAGTTTCCATCGGGTGCTGTGAAAATAAGTGAGCCGTCAGTCGGATCGGTGTCGATATTTGTTCCTGTGCTGAGAATGCGAGTCACCATAGTATTCAAGATTCCATTGTACAGATCGGGATTCTTGGCAGCAATGCCAGCTCCAATGGAGATAGAATCTTTCTGCTTTTCAAGTTCAGATGCCGAGGTCGCCTGCATATCTGTGATATTCGACGAAACAGAACCGATTTTGATTTGCGTATCGGCCGGATTGAGCAGATTTCGTTGGATAGAGACCACCCTTGCCGAAACATGGCGCGTATCATCAAGAATGACCGTCGCATAATCGCCAAGGCGGATTGCTTCTCCCGCATATCCTTTGATACGTTCAATATCCCTGACGGTTGCAGAAACCGATACGGACGGCTGCTTTCGGATCTGAAGCTCCGCCCATGTCAGACGCAGGAGTTCTTCTGGATCTGTACAATCATCGAACTTGATAACCTTCGTCCTTGGTTTTCCATTTCTGCCAACAGTGGCCGTTGCCTCTACGTCCTCGACGTAGCCTTGGCCTGCCGGCTTATCACACGGATCTCCGTCGGCAACAGCCCATACAACATCCTCAAAGTTTATCCTTCTGCCGTAGGTGGGATCTCCAGAAGAAGATACGCCAACCTCCTCCCCCTTGCCAAGCCCATACAAGGCTGTACAGGTCTGACTGTCATCAATGCTGACTTTCAGTCCATCGACATTCTTGCCAACCTCAAATCGGAGTCCGGCATCCCTGCCAATGTTAGAAAGAACATCAACGTATCTGCCGGAAATGCCATCGTCTGTCAGCTCAACTCTGAAACGGAAATAGCATCCATACGTTTCCTGAATCTCGCAAAGCGATTTCCAAACACTCTGATAGTAAAACGAGTTCGTCGCAATCTCGGTCGCTTCGGCAATCCCAAGATGCCATTCTGTCCCAGCGAGAGCCACATTGACTGCCGCTCCAGCTTGACAATTTGACGGCCGCTTATCTTCAATCACAACATCCTCAAGTTCAGCAATGGCTGCAATATCCGCAGTGAAGCTGATCTCCGACTGGATTACATCTTCAACAGGCTTATGTATGCAGAACAAGATAAACTGGTTATCGCAGTCGTAGTACCCGACATACATTTGCTCTGCGATAATCTTTCCGCTGTCAACAGGCAAAGAAGCCTCAAGGTACCTCTCGTCTTCGTAGTGAATAGCTTTGAATGCGTCATCGCGAGTAAACGCATACGACTCATCCGCATTGAAAAAGATCAAATCGCCATCAATCAAAGCCATCTCTCCTTCCAATGCACTACACCGCCGTCAGGGCCTGTAATGATATGACTGCCTGCTCGAAAATCAGGGAATCTGCTCGCAGGCGTTACAGCAGCCGATATACCTTCGTGATAGACCATCAGCGTTTCAAAATCGACGATGAGCGTGCCGTTTTTGAATGTACCGGGGACTTTGATGCGTTTCACTCCATCAATGACCCATTCAGGATCTTGTAACTCCGACGAAACAGCGTGTTCAATCCAAACAAAAGGTTCGCCGCTGCCTCCGAGTGTGAATTTCGTTCCAACACCTGCGCTATGCGCCTCAACATCAACGAAAAATGGATTCCAAGCTGTAAAGGTAAGCTCGATGGGTTCCCACCAATTTCGGATAGAATACTCGCTGAAATCCGTCATCAATACCTCTATCTCTCCATCGACACAATACAGGCTCATAGGGGCAGGTTCAGAAGTTTCAGCCCAAGCGCGGAGTTTTCGGGCATTCTCAGATCGGCTCTTTCTCTCTAGCGGCAACTCGATAGTAACGACAATCTGCCTCGCGCCATTTCTGCTGTCTACGTAGAAAGAGCCGGATTTCTTGACTCTCGAAAAAGTGGTGCTTTCAAGGGCCGCCGAGCCGATACTGATATCAAGAATTTGAGCGTTCGGAACAGCCTGCGCAAGCCATCTTCCAGCAAAGCAGATGGAGTCCTTAAACGTGACCTGAGATGTCGAAACAAGATTATACTTGGCAAGGTTAAATCTCGTACTCACGTTCCACTCCTCCTTCTTTTATCTGTTACTTTGTTTGCTTGCTTTTCCGAAATCTTCGGTTCAAGAATTGTTGCTACTTTTTCGCCGTCGCAATTAAGAGACATTTCAGGCGCCTCTCTCCAAACGGCTTTGGCAAGTTTATCATAGTCAATTCCTTCTCCGCCGCCGTTTCTGTCCTCTGGGCTGCGTCCCCCGTCATTTCCAACAACGGTCGCTCGTTCAGCGACAACGGACTTCATTCGGGAGGAAAGATCAACGCTTGTGGCCTTGTCCGCCAGTTTTCCAGATGCCTGTTCGACCTGCTTGGTCGTTCCAAGCAGGCCACTGACAACTCCGAGTCCCATGTTTTTGCCGATTACATCTCGCATAACGCGAGACGGGGAATGGATTCCGAGAAGCGCCTTGAAGCCAGAAACCATGTCAGCCGCAAATCCAGAAATCTTTTTTCCGATCCAGCCTGTCAGGGAACTGATGCCGTTCCACAAGCCCTGCACAATGTTTTTGCCGATGTTGAAGAAGCTGTTTACAATATCCCCTGCTCCTCCCTTCAAGGCGTTCATTACAAAGGACATGGCATTTTTCGCCACACCAACCGCGCCAGACAGTCCACTCGCAATTTTGCTTACAACCGTGCTTCCGAGGTTGATCCAGTTGAACGCCTGAAGCGTATCAACAACAGCACTGATGATCTTGGGGATATTGGCAATCAGCGTAGGAATTGCTTGAATCAGTCCTTTGATGAGCATACCGATCAGTTCAATTCCTGCTTTTACGATTTTGGGCGCATTATCGTTGATGACATTCGCAATGTTCGAGACAATGGTAGGTACATTCTCAATGATGGTGGGAATGCTATCAATCAGTCCCTTTGCAAGAGCTTTCGCCAGTGCGATTGCTCCATCGACGATTTTTCCCGCGTTGTCTCTGACTGAACCAGTAATCTTTACGACAGCCTCAAGTCCAGTCTTCAGCAAGGTCGGGAAATTCTGTTCAATGAATCTTCCGAGATTCACCATCAGGCTCTGTGCGGTACTTGCCAGCTTCGGAATTGCAGAAGTGATACCTTCAGCAATTTTCGGTACAATGCTCTTTGCCGCCTGAACGACATTAGGCATTGCCTGCGCAAGCCCACTCGCAAGTGAAGAAATCAAAGCAGCTCCGGCAGTGAGAAGTTGCGGTGCTGCACTTACAAAAGCTGAGACAATTTGAACAACGCAAGCATTTGCCGACGCAATCAGTTGAGGCAGCGCATTGGCAATCCCAATGCCGAGATTCGACAGCAATGACAATCCTGCCTGAATGAAGCTCGGCGCCACACTCAAAATTCCTTGAACCAGTGTCAATCCAATCGCCACGACAGCAGCAGCGATTGCAGGTGCATTGCTCTGAAGGCCGATGATAAAGGACCGGATGAGCTGTGTTGCGAGCTGAACAACCTTCGGGACGACTGCTGCAATCTGTGCAACAAGCTGAGCAAGGACGCTTCCAGCCGCCGCAACGAGGCCATTCAATCCGCCGTCGGTCAATGCTTTGGAGAGAGATTCAACCATGCCCGTTCCAGCCTGAGTTGCTTCTCTCATCGGTGCAGTCAAATTTTCATAGACTGCAATGCCCAATCCTTCGGTTGCAGATTTGAAAATGGCGATATCACCTTGCAGGTTATCCAGCATGGTATTCGCCATATCTTCAGCCGCATTTTTGCTGTTGACCATTGATTGGGTCAGTTTGTCAAAGTCCTCATCGCTGGCTTCGACGATTGCAAGCAGGCCAGACATAGCCTCCTGACCGCCAAGCATAGCAGCGTATGCAGTTTTCTGTTCTTCGGTAAGACCAGAAAATCCCTTGCGCATTTGCCCCATCACATCGGAAAGCGGAAGCATCTGCCCTTTAGAGTCAGTCAGCGAGATATTGAGGGCTTCCATCGCCGCACTGGAGTCTTTAGTCGGCTTCGCAAGCCGAGTCAGAATAGAGCGCAACGCAGTACCTGCTTGGCTAGCTTTAATGCCGCTGTTCGCCATTAAACCAACGGCAACAGCAGTATCTTCGATACTATAATTCAACGCGCCAGCCAGCGGAGCAACGTACTTGAAGGTTTCGCCCATCATTCCAACATTGGTATTGGAAGTCGAGGCGGCCTTTGCGAGAACATCCGCAAAATGCCCAGATTCATTTGCGGACATACCGAATGCCGTCATGGCATCGGTTACAATATCAGAAACCGCTCCAAGCGATTCTCCTGATGCAGCAGCAAGGTTCATAACGCCAGCGAGACCATCGGTCATCTGCTTGGCATCCCAGCCTGCCATTGCCATATACTTCAGGGCTTCGGCAGACTCAGAGGCCGAAAACTTTGTTTTCGCTCCCATCTCCTTGGCCTTATCAATCAGGCTTTGGAGATCCTCGCCGGTCGCTCCTGAAATAGCTGCAACTTCGGACATGGCAGCTTCAAAGTCAGAGCCAACCTTGATAGCATATCCGCCAGCCGCAGACAGTGCGGCTCCTACGGCCGCAAAGCCTTTCGCGGCAATACCGCCAAGGTTTTTCAGTCCTGATTCAAGACCGCTGGAGTCCAGTTTTGTATCAATATGAATAGAGCCGTCCGCCATGCGATTCACACTCCTTACAGTGGCAACTCGCACGGCTCAACGGCTCAATGTGCTTTTATTTTTTCCGCTGTTCGCCATCTCGGACGATCAGCTCAAATTCTGTACCGCACCCTCTGGTGCATTTCAGCCAAATGCCAGAAGCATTGGCTGTATTATCGAAAAGTACGGTCTTGCTTCCGCACTTCGGACACTTAGCCCATATTTTTCGTAAAACAGGCTTCGGAATCACCATTCGCTTCCTCCTGAAAAAGCATTTCCTGCAAGAGCAATGCGCTCCTCGTTGCTGAGTATGGACGGAAGCGCGTATTTTGCCTTCAAACGAGCAAGTCTTGCCCTTTCCTTCTTGTCATTGATTGCAGACAAATCCACAGTTCGGTAGCCTGCAATCTCGCAGAACGCACAGTTATGGAGTGATGCAAAAAGAGCCTGAAATTTCCACCAATGAAGGGAGGCTGTACTCAAATCAATTCCATACTGCTCTGCAAAGGCAGAGTAAATTCGACCTGCATCAACCTCATAGTCGTAAGCTCGATCTCTCGCTTTCCGTTCGACCACTCCTTCTGCCGACTTATCTGCATCACATTCAGAGTGTTTATCAACATTTCCACAGGAAAAGAACCACAGGATTGCGTCTACCGCTGCCAAAGCATCTTCCGGCGGCTGCTCTATGAAGTATAGTTCAAGAGCATTTTCCACCTTTTCATCGTCGCTGAGATTCTGATCGAACACCATCAGTTCAAACATAATTCCGATTCGGAAATCTGTTCTAATGGAAAACGCCCTGCCGTTGACTTCAACCGTCTCAGGCAGGGTGTCGATCAGAATATTCGGCTTATCAACGCTTGGCAGCACGGCGTTCGGCTCGATTCGGAGAATACTTGTTGACGATGTGCTTGGTATTCGACATGGTGTAATCCGTCTGTGCCTTGGCAAAGTCGATGAAGCTCTCGTAGACTTCATGGGCAACATTGATGTTCTGCGTTCTGCCGCCAGTCAGCTTTTCGTATGTTCCCTCGCCGAAAAGAGAGTCAAACAGGTGTTCAAACATCGCGCAGTAGTTCTGAATGAACACATAATTGGGAACATCCTTCTTCATGGCCTTTTCCTCATTGTCCAAGGCCACGTAAGCATCGTTATACCTCTTGGCATCTGTCACATCGGCAAGATCAAGCTCCAGCTCAATGTCGTTATATTTCCAAACAGTCAGATTCTGGCTCATAGGCTCATTCTCTCCTTTGAGTTATTCTTCGTAAATGATGGTCAAACCGTAGGCTTTTGCGGCTTCATGCTCAATCCTGCACCCGCGGGTAGTTTCCCATCCCTTGCAGAAATACGCTGCATGACAAAGCGACATACTTTCAAGGGATTTCGCGAGGAAGCACAAGGGGCGGTTTTCAACGCCGCGCTCCTTCATAGCTTCCGGGGAATACCATTCATCGGTAAACAGGGTGTTAATGACTTCATAGCCGCGCTCTTTGAGCGCAGCGATAGCACGATCACGGGTAGCAATGATTTCTTCATCGCTCTTTCCGTTCATCGGCTGGGACAGCATTGCTTTCATCATGCCCCAACACCTCCGATGCAGATATTCCCGATCTTGTTGTAAGTATCAAGATACAGTTCATCCTTGTCGCCATTGTAAGTGGCTTCAAAGAGGAGTTCATCCTGAGTCAGCCCAATCAGAATCGCCTTGTAATTCTGAAGGGTTTTACATTGCCAGACGGTGACAACATCTGCCACATCAATGGGCTTATGATGATACTGAGCAAGGAAGTCGGCAACTGCTTTCTTCGCTGCACAGATAAACGCATCGGTACTCATGGTACGCCTCCTTCAGATCAAGCGGATGCCGAAGTGAACGTCTTTGTCTCAACATCAAACGTTCCATTCTCGACATCAGTGACAGCCGCCATCTTGCCGCTGATAACGAGCGCATCGGTTCCGTCTCCCTTGGAATCAGGGATGATCGCGTACTTGCGGCGCTTGGCCTTAAAGGATTTTCCAGAGCCTCCATCAGCAGGTTCCCAGAGATTCACATTCGTGATAGTCACCTGCGCGTCGGTTCCAACAAGCTCTCGGTCAGTGACATCCATGATCTTCTTGATACACGGGTCTTGAGAATAGGTATCAGCGGTATATGCAATAGACGGCGCATAACCGACAACATCTGTGGCTTCGGTCGCCATGTTGACGTACTGTCGGCTATACTCCTTTGCATTTTTATTTTCGACGAGACTGGTGAAGCCGTCGCCCATGAGGCGGTTATCCTCTTTACTGTCGATTCCACAATCCATGTACGTCGCAAATTGATTGCGCTGTACGAGCTTATTTGCATCAGCCATAATTTCATCTCCTCGTTTTGTAGGTCAGATTGAAGATTGCCTGATAATCCCTTGTGCCGTCATCATAAGACGCAGCAATGCTTGGATGAGTTACCATCTCAAGTTTCTGCACCTCTCGGTTCCCACCAAGGTCAGGTAAATCATTGCTTTGCAGCCAGTCATCAAGACCGCAAAGGCAGGCAATGGCATCAAACATTTCATTCTCGTCACTGCCAATAATGCGGACATATACAGAAAACGGCCAGACAACAACCCTTGTTCCGTCAATATATTTCTTTTCGCTGGCATTGCCTGCGAGCGGCTGAATCGCCATAGACATCATGAGGTCTTTTTCAAGATCTTCAGTCTTGATTTCTTCAACCGGCTTATCGGGCCATTTATTCAGATGTTCTTTGACAGCACGAGCAACCACAACGATCTCGCTGCTCATTTCGCTCCTCCGATTACCGAGTTCACGCCTTTCACCCAAGACGACTTCTTCTCCGCTTTGGCCGACTCAAACCATTGCGCACAAGCCTTTGGGTGTTTGGCTTTGGAAAAATGAAGATGGATTCTATAGTAGCAAGCTCTAGCATACGGCGCATTATAAACGATATCTCCGTTTCCAAGAACAGTTCCCCTCTGGCCTGACAGAAAAAGATTGCCTGTATTCATCGGGACATACGGAGTGCAGTCTTTCAGCACCTCATTGTCGAGATACTTCTGCGCCTGTTGAAACTTCGGATCAAATCTGGCAACTGTGTATGGGATGTTCATTTCAAGCCGAAAGTTTGCACTGATTTTCACTGCGCAGCTACCTTCCATCCCCACATGCGTTTGTTTCCTGCGAGATTCCGTTTCACACGGACAATCCTGTGCGCATGAGACGCATAGATACCAAAGAGGCGAACGTCGCCCTCGGCAATATAGTCCTTTCCATCATCTCGGAGCGTCCAGAATCCAGTATGGTCGAGCTTGTCGTCCCACTCATACCTGTCGAGAAACCGGCGACCATCTGAGGCAATTGTTCCTTTGTCGAAGATATGAGCAATGGCGTAATCGTCTGGGGCACTGATTCCATTTACAGCGCGGTGTTCGCGAAAATACACGCCAGAGAGCAGCGTCGCCTGATACTTCGGTTTTCCATCATCGCCTTTTCCGACATAGTTGAATATCGTAACCACATGCGGCAGCACACGACTAGAAGCCATAGGGTTCAACCAGCCCTTCATACACCCATCTGCTCTTGATTGCCCCAATGGACTTGAGCAAAGAAACGGTGATGGGCGAGACAGGCAACCCGTTAAAACTGTACTGTCCGCTCATCGCCGCTTGAGAACGAGAGGTGGTAATGGTGTAATCATCAAGATGTTCGGAGGTCGAAGACATGGATGAGGCTGCCTGTCCAGTGATTGCATCAATGCCCCCCTCGGCGTTGAGAAGCTCCACCTCATAGGCAATGGCCTTCTTGAAACGGGATCCTTCCATGTATATGCCGAGATCTACCCCATCGCAAATGGCATCAACAATGTCCGAAGCCGCTTCAGCGAGTCTGTCAAAGTCTTCCTCTCTGATCTTGCTCCCGCGAAACTCATTCGAGTAATAGGCATAATCAATGTAGGCCATTTCGATCACCTCTCTTGATTTAGCCTTATTTGGTCTTGGTAGCTTTTTTCTCAGTGGTGGAAGAATTGGTTTCTTCTGTGCCGTTGGAAGATGTCAGAGTATCATACGCAGATTTGAGCGTGGTATACTCGTCTTTTTCCAACTGAAGCTGCACATTGGCTTCAGAAAGAGCCTCTTTGAGCTTCTGATTTTCGGCTTCAAGCTCGCCGAGGCGCAGCTTATAGTCTTCAAGGGTTACAGGCCTGCCATGAATACGAACGGTTCCGTCATCATTAAGAACGGAGTACCCCAATGCGAGGTACTCCTTCTCTTTGAAGTCAGGAACCATATACTCACAGTTGCCTTTGCAAACTCTGATAAGTTCCATCTTTCAACTCTCCTTCTTACGCGCCAGTCTCGCAGTGGAACTTGAGGCCATGCACCTTCTGGTTGAGAATGAAGACATCTTCATAGCTCTCCTCGAAGTAAACCCACTTGTTCTTGCTGCCGGCAGACGGCGGATCGAGGCGAGCAGCAGAGTAGCTGACGGGGGTAATAACAGCGTTCGGATCAACCAGCAGCATGTTGATCTGCTTGGCAGAAACGCCCTTCTTCCAACCCTCGGAGAAATCGTAGGCAGTCTGCATCAGTTCAGACGGGACTTCCTCGATAATAACGTTGTCGATGGCGTTGACATCACGAGTAACACGGCCTCCGAAATTGGAAATGCTGATCTGGCGGTCGATGGCGCGAGCATTGCGAATCAGCTTGGCGACCGTCGGGGTAACATACAGGATTCGGCCAGTCGGAGTGACGCGATGTTCGGACTGATCGACAAACATATCGTCGATGGTGTCCAGAATGTTGTCAACGCTCAGCGCGGTCGTGATCGCCGTCTGGCTCAGCCCCTTCCAGTCGGCGTACAGCTTGCTGATGCAGTAGGCGTCCATTTCAGGGAACTTCTGTTCGTTGTTGTAGACAGAAACAATGTTGTTCAGCGTGAGGACTGCATTGGTCTGGTCGATGTCCTTCTCGTGAACAAGAGTTTCCCAGCTACGCTGGCGAGAGAGAGTCTTCGCTTCCCAATCGTTCTCATGGTGACGAGAGATGAAGCCAGTCGCATCGCGGTTGGAATCAACGCGACCAGTAACACTGATATGCGGGATCTCGATGGTCTTGCCGTTCACCCACTTGTAGCGTCCATTGTTCGGGGTAGCATACAAACGACCGTAATGCAGAGCATACGGATATGCCTGATCGAGCATCTGGGCATATTCAGTGCAGTAGTTAATAGCTCCAGCCATTGTTTTTTTCACTCCTTATTCATTGTCAAAGCCACGCACTCGATTGATGAACAGACCGGACAGCGGGTTCTGCTTCGGGTTGGAAACCTGTCCGCCTTTGTCGCCCTGATGGTTCATAGGATGCGTGAACGTCGGGAAATTGGGTTTCTGTTCAGGGTCGTCTCCCTGATCTTTCTCCTCCACAAAAACGCCCGGATCGGTCTTCTTGAGGTTGTCGATATAGCCTTCAGCACCGAGGAACTTGCCGCCGTCGAGCTTATAGCCCTTGGACTTGAAATCTTCCTTGACAGCTTTTTCAACAAGGGCAGAAGAAAACTTCACGCCAGCAAAGAAACCATCCGCCGCGTGGTCATACGCTTGATCGGAAAGTTTCTGATTCAGGGCAGCAACTTCAGCGGTATGGGCTGTCTGCATCTCGTTGATCTGATTCTGAAGTGCTTCGTTGTCGCCAGCAGTCTTCTTCAGTTCCTCGATGCTGCCATTGAGCTGAGTGATCTGGTTCTTGAGCCCATCGTTCTCCGTTTGAGCCTGCGTAAGCAGCTCCTTGGTGCGGTTGTGGGCTTCAACGTCCTTGCCGTTTTCATCCATGATCTTGTCGATGGTTTCTTTATCCAATCCGAGATCTTTGAGGAAATCGCGTTTCATGCTGTTGTTCTTCCTTTCGATTACGATTTTTTCCGAGGGTGTCGCCTCTGCGGAGTTCGGAACGCTCCGCATCGCCGTCAGTTCTTTTACGTCATCCGACAGCAATGACAAAAGGCGGCAGAGTTACTTCCCTGTCGCCTTAGATTTTCTGTTGGCCCATACAGCCTTTGAGCTTGTGCTGCGGCTCCATCCAGCCGAATACTCACGCAATGTGTCTCGTTGCAGATTATGCTCTCTCACAAATGTTTTGAGCTTTGCTTCCCTCGCTTTGAGCTTTACGGAGGCTCTTGAGAAGTCGGCCTTGAGTTGTGCAGCAAGCTCATCACTATCGGCAGAAGCCATTGCTGCGTCAAGTGTTGAACACTCACGTTTGGCTTGCCGGATCTGACGCTCATACCCGCGTTGAATCTGACCGAGTTCATACTGATCGTCGTTGTTCTTGCCAGAATCGGCAGCGGGATCACGAGAGAAGGACGGAGTGGAAAAGCCGAGGATGTACGGATAGAACGAATGATAACAGTTCCACCCGCACAGGCCATCGCCACTGCCATAACCAGTCTCAGCGTAGAAATCACCATACCCTTTCGTCTTTCCCGATATACTAAAAATCCTTCCCTGCCAAACGGCATGGGTAGGACGTGCGCCAGCATGACTGGTTGTTTCTACCAAATCAGTTTCAAGCTCGGTCATCCGTGCCAGTTGAAGTTCGGCAGTAGTCTGATTGCACCCAGTCATGATCGCTCGTCGAGTAGCAGATTCAAGCCGCTCAATATGCCCAGTCGGATAAGCCACAGATTCCATTCCTTGAGAGGCAAGCCTGTCTATTGCCCTTCTGATAGCCTGATCCGGTGAATATGCGCCGCTCACAATCTGTATATAGGCTTGATCGAGCGAGTTTTCAAACGCTTTACTGGCCGTCTTGGCTGTAGTCCCAGTGAAGTTCTTCATCAGCCCCTGCGTTTTCCGAACTCCTGCAAGAATTACTTCTTGAAGTGCAGGCGATGCTGTCAATGGAACAGGCGACAGACCAGCCGCCTTATATAGCGCATCATCAGATGCCAAAGCGTGACTGCAAGCCTCTTTGACAGCCGCTTTCAGCTCTCTGCCAGACATGTTGGTCAGCTTTTTAAGCTGCTTTGCGATCTGGTCTTCCATCATGCCAATTTCCCGCAGCTTCCTGATTTGCCAATCAGACGTTTCCGATACGCCGCCCATTTTCACAATGCGTTTTGCAAGGTCTGCCATAATGTCCCGTTCGAGCTGCGACCACAGCTTAACCATCGGCTCTGCAACTCCGGCCAAATAAGAGGGAGTAAGCATTGCGCTCACCCCCTGCGATTGAAGAACATCCGATTAAATAACCATAGCAGTCTGTTTTTCGTTTCTCCTCCAGTGGTAGAAGAACCACCACCGAACATACAACCGTCCCGACTAAAGAACCCTACGTCATCGAAAATTTTTCTGAACATGAGTCACCTCAATACATGTACAAGATGTTCACCTTGGCACTCGTCTTGAAGATAAGCGACTCAATGTCGATCATGCCAATCGCAGTTTCAAAGATGCCCGTGCTTGGCAGCACAACCGTGTTGCCATTGAGCGTAAACTCAACTCCGGGGGTGCCGCTGATAGCGATCTTGGAAACCACAAAACCAGTAGCCAGAATCGGTTTGCGAATCAAGTCTGCTTTCTTTTTGAATTCAACGATCATATCTGTCCCAGCAGCCGCAGTGCCATAAAAACTGCCAAATCTTCCTTTAGCCATTAGCTTTCACCTCGTTTTCTTTTCCAAAGTTCATGATTTCGTCATCAGTCTGTTCCTCAGACTTCATGTCAGCAATGAACGCCCGTGCAGTTTCCTCTGTCTCTCCGTACCACTTTACTCTGTACTCCCAAGGTGCCATAAGGCCGTCTCTAACATCTTCGCGATCAGTCATTCGCTCGGTGTCTGCGTCGATGATAACAGAATCATCCCAAACACAGTTCATCGTATATGAGCCAGTTGGTGCCAAATTATACAGTGTCATCAGCTCGTCGATTGCCGCTGCCAGATGCTCAAGCGCCCGTTGGAAAGCTCGTTGAATCTTTGTGACGGTCGCATACGTCCTCTGCTTGGTGATCTTCAGCTCATAAGCTGTTCGGGCTGTATCATCGTGCGGATCGCTGAATGTGCCTCTGGATAATCCAGTCTTGTCTTCGATCTTTCGCAGATGCTCATTCAGGCCACGAATGTAGCTCTCATCACGGATCACAGGCGAGTAGATCTTGAACAGGTTGTCTCCGGCCTGCTTCGGGTCAATGTAGTTCACTCGATACAGGCGTTCCTTTCCTTCCGGAAGAACCGGTCTTCCTGCGAGATCAGAGGCAAACATATCCTCATTGGCATCAATTGCTGCTTCGGTCGCCTCATACTCCCACACAAAGCGTTGATACTGCCTATCGGCCTGTTCAATAATCCCAATGGATGTTGAGTATACCGACACACCAATAGGTGAGCGAGGATCAACCTTGTTGCCAATCGGGATCGACATGTACGAAAAAAGCGGCTCTGTCAGGCCGCTGATTGTAACCTCTGGGTCAATAGACGACCACTCAGGAACGGCTTCAAGTCCGACTTCTCTGCCATAATCGCCTGTCGCATATCCAGCAAATACCCTGTTGATGATCTTATACTCGCCGTCTCTAAGCTGATGATACTCGACTTTGTGAAACACCTGAGACTCAACAACCTTGTACACAACGAACATGCAGGCGGTGATGTTGCCATTTGAATCAAACTCAACAGGGTAGAAAGCATCGGCCTGCACAACATCAATAGCAATCTTTTGCCTTGAATCGACATACGGCTTGAAGATGATGCCGCCCATTGCGCAAGCATATTCAACGTTGGTGTCGGCTTTCTCCATGAAGCGTCCGATCACCTCATTGATTGCATCGGCTCTCTGAGAACCAACAACCTCTACGGATGCCTCGACAGTCACCGTGGTAGCCATTTCGCTGGCAATGGAAGATGGCAACCCAAGCGACACAGGATTCCTTGCCAGCCAAGGAGCAATACCTCTGTACAGCTCACACCAGCTTCTGATTGCGCTTACCATGTCAGTAGTGAGCGGGTTGACGAGTCCCATAGCCGAGTAAACATCCTTCTGTTCCATTCCAACCACCCCCTTTATGAATGATTTCGCTCTTTCAAACAACCTTACTCACCACCAATTCCACGCGCAACACGCTTGTCTTTTATCGCTGTCGATACGAAATACCGAAGTGCATCCATAGAGTGGTCGGCAACCTTGATCGGCTGCTCTATGCCTTTTTCTCCTGCCTTTTCGTCCCAAGAATATGTTCCGAACTCAGCAATCGTGTTCGTGCAATCCTCATGGACTCTGAGCATCCCCTTCTTCAGCATATTTGAGGTTTTGCGGATGCCATTGATGACATCATTGTCTGCTTCGATAATCCTGTAACCCCTGTTTCGGAGTTCAACACGAAATGACAGTGCAGATGGGTCAATGATGATTGCTTTAGGCATTACCTTCCATGCGGAGACAAACTCATCCATATCATCGGCATACTGACCGTCCGTTTTCTGCATTTCTTTGTGTCCGTCATAGTAATATTCCTTCTCCAGCCACGCTGTCTGCCCATCATCATAGATATCAAGGAACACGCAGGCATTTGCCGTGCCATAGTCAACCGCAATATACCGTTGGCAGAGCAGCCTTTTCTCCTCAGTCAGATGTTCGCTATACTCGCAAACCTTCCCGAACATGCTGTAAATAAGCCCCTCTGCCATAACCCATTTACCAAGGATGTACCGCTCATAGAACACGCCATCAAACTGCTGCATGTACCTGCGTTTGACCTTATCGCTCAAGGACAAATTGTCGTCCATTTTGAAGTGGAGGACATAATAGCCTTTCTCGTCAGCCTTATCAATCATTTCGGCTTTCAGCCAGTGGAACGGCGATCCGGGGTTGCAGTTCATAAAGATTCGGGCATCTTCCAGTGAGCAACGGCCTATCATCTGTTCAATGAACGACTTTGGCATCAGTGCCGCCTCGTCGGCAAAAGCTCCGCCGGCCGTCATACCCTGAAGCACATCCTGTGCCGCTTCTGAGCTTGCGCCGAACAGGTAGAACGTGTTCGTTCCGACTGTGATGTAGTTGCCGCCTCGATTATAACGATAGCTCCAGCCAAACGCAGCGATGATTCGGAGCATTGGATTCACGACATTTCGTTTCAGAGCCGAGATCGTTTTGCCTGCTACGATGAAATCGGTGTTCTCGAATGTGTTCATTGAAAACATCAAAAAAGAACAGATCATGGCGATGGTCTTTCCAGATCGAATTGAACCATCGGCAATAATCATACTCTTATCTGCGTTGGCTTTTGCTTTATACCAGAAAAGAAGCTGCTTCTGTTTTCGAGAAAACGGCTTGAATCTGAATGCCGCTCGCCTACGACCCGTTTTCTTCTCCATCGCAGGCATCATCCTCGCTCACCTCCTCAGACTCAATTTCGTCATACAGCTCGTCAATTTGTTCGTTTGTCGGGTTTACAGCCTCAAGGAACTCCTTAATGGCTTCAGTCTTTTCATCGCCCTGAGCGCCGGAAATCTGATATCTGAGGCACTCCATCTGATAATCTAATTTCTTCTGCTCAAGCTCTAGCTTTTTCCGCTCATTTTCAGCTTTAAGCAAATCCAGCTCAGTCTTCTTGAGCTCGATATCAGCACTGACAGGATGGTCTTTCCACTTCTTTGGATCTCTATTCTTGAGGTAGAAGATGATCGCGGTGTTGTCGCCGTTCAGAGCGTTTGAGTACAACCTTCCCTCAACTGCAAGGTCGGCCATCTCGCGGTTTGTCTGTAAAACTTTCTCGATCTCAGCATAGTTTTTCCTCCACGTCCTGAAAGTTCGATCTGTTATGCCGATTTTTTCGGCAATCTCTTTGAAGGTCAGGCCGTTTCTGGCCCATCCAGAAATAATGGCAAGGCCGCTGTTGCTGACCCATTCATCAGCACTCTTGCCTTTTCCAATGTAGTCAGCCGCAAGCCTTTCCTTCTTTGCCTTTGCTTTCGGCTTCCTGCTGCCCTTTCCGGTTTTTTTAGGGGCGGAAGAAGCGGAAATCTGTGTCTTACCGCCCAAGCAATCAAATCCTTTCCGTATATACTAAAAATAGGTCATTTAAGCCCTTGAGAGCTTCCATGACCTATTCCGAATATATTTTGTTTCTTGCCTATTTGCTGCCGTAGAAATGCAAAAGAACCGCTGTGCCGGCTTCTATTTCAGAACCAATGTCATGTCCCAAACTCTTATAGAAATCCGGGTACATGATGCACTCATACGCCATACTCATTTTGTTCTGTTGCTCCTTGGTGATTCCTCTGCAAAAGCCTTTGGCTATCCGCAGGGCTTCCTTGATCCTTCCTCCAGAAACAAGCTCTCTGACGATTTCACTCTTTCTTTTCATTCGAGCCTCCCATGCCAGATGAAAACTTCTCAAGATTCAGGTACATCTTCTTCCATTGGTCACGTTCCTGAACAAGCTGTTCAATCTGGCGGTTAAGCCACTGGCATTTATCCTCCCATTCCTGAATCTGAGTCGGATCAAGCACTCTGGTGCTATATGTCCCCTCAAGTGCCTTGATTTCCTTTTCAGACACCTTTCCAGATGCAATCCGCTTCTCATCATGGTTTGTCCAATCCCCATAATCAAAGAAACCGAGCTGATGCGGGGTCAGAGCTTTCTGCTCATCTTCACCCATATCAAACTCGGTCTTTCCGTTCTGCCGCCCTCGGTAGGTGTGAACATCAAATACCCAATCTGGGATTCCTTCATCGCCAAGGCTGCACTTGGAGATATCGACATGCTCAATCTCGCTTTCTTCAAGCAACTTTGAAGCACTCATGAAGTTGCAGGCCACATAACAGGCATCTCGATTCTTCCGTGCCGCGCACAGAAGGACGATTGCTTTTGCCGCAAAGAGTGGATCCTTGTCGTAGCCTTTCTTTCCTGCATTGACCTGATCGTCCGCGAGCTTCAGAGCGATAATCTCCTTGGTGATGATCCCATAGCAGTCCTCTGCGCTGGAAACAATCAGCCGCTTCCACATATAGGTGTGGTAGCTTCCAAAGAGTTCATAAGCCGCATATCCTGCTTTCTGGATATCGGCTCTGCGAATAGACTTTTGCAGCATCGAAGCCATGTCATACATGCTGTGATGATGCAAGGTGTACATCTGATACTGATACGCCATCTCATTCAATCCTCCGTGTTATTTATTTAGTGAGCGTGCGTATCGTACCACCTCCACCTCCGTTGTCAATAGATATTGCTGGTTTTTTACCTTTGAACCTTGATTTTTGCCTTATTGCTGTCGAAGTTATAATCGAAATACTTTCCCCACTTCGATTTCGTGTACATGATGCCCTCAATGCGCTTGGTCTGGTTCTTGTCCACGTTGGAGCCTCCTGCATTGGTGTCCATTCCGCCAACGTCAATGAAATAGACGGGCTTGAATATTACCCTGTGCGTGAGCAGTTCCTGAAGCTCAAGATCGAGGTCGAAATTGTAATTCGTCGCAGGATCAATCCTTGCGCCAAACGCAGCCTTATTGAACCACTTGCAGCCGCCGGACATTCCCTTGAACTTGAACTCCTGATCGTAATAAAAAGGCGCAGGGTTTGCGTCTGTACAGCCATATCCGATATTCAGATCAACCATCATCTGCGCAACACGCTCAAGCTCAGAGGATGCCTGCTCATTGGTCATATCGCTGTTGTCGATATTCCTGTACATGAACTTACCGTCATCATCCACGATGCAGATGACATCTTCTGGGCTTTCGTCAATGATGTACTGGAATACCTTGTGCATGCTGTCAATCAGGGAGTCTTCGATACTCCAGATTCGCTCAATGCCGGCGGCGCGGTACTTTGCCTCCTCACTCTTTCGCACAACGTAGGTGCAATACTCAAGGTGGTCATAAATCCTCACCTTATCGCCATATCGCTGATAGCTTGGCACATAAACATTGAAGGTCAGCTCTTTCATGACTGGATTCCTCCATGCGTCAGGTGCTGTTCGACAGAAAATCCTCGCAGGCATTCTGCTGCCTTTTCGGGGCTGTACTTCATGATGAGAGACAGGATGCTCACAGTCCTGAAACCTTCCGGCACACGCAGCTTTGAGTAGTCCTGAAAGACGATATCAATGCTGTGTCTGTCAAAATCTTCTTTGTTGAGGTAGTTCTTTCCGCCTGCCCCTGAATAGTAGGTCATAGCCTGATGATAGGTGTTTCCATAACAATTCACCTGCGCGGCAATCTGCGCAGATGCAGTCTTCTCCTGATAGTCGTGTGCAAATGCAAGCGGAGTCGTGATATTCAGCACGTCTCTGGCCCAAAGCAACATGGCGAGGTTGAATTGCCAGAGGTACGCAGGGGCATTCTCGGCCTGTTCTCTGAGAAAATTCTTATACCTGCCGAAATAAGGCCATGCGCTGTACACTCCTGCGATCTTATCGTAAAAGCACTCAACCATCCTCTCTCGGCCAAGCATAACCTCATTCTGCTTCATTCCATGATGTGCAATCACAGGCAGCGTCAGCCATACGGGCTTTGAATCGGTTCCAATCATGACTCTATGCTGGTAGATCCCTTTGCCCTTGCGCCAGAGGTCATAATGTCCGCTGAGATCGAACACATCTGCAACGCACATGCGGTTGAAGAAGCCGGGGTATGGGAGGATGTCAATCTGGTGTGACGCTACAATCATACGCCATCCCTCCACACAGTCTTAAACGCCTCAGCATAGTGATAGCCGATTTCAGACCCTCTCACGATGGCAAGTGCCATGATACACTCCTCGCTCCTTGGATGAGGAATGGGGCGCACAACATTTTTGTACACGCCGAGGGCTTGAATTTTCTTGGAAACGCTTTGCTCGCTTGCCATGATGTAAGTGTCCGGTCTGAAAGAGTGATTGCTCCATCCGGTTGAAGACAGGATTTCCATCTCATACAAGGCCACCACCTTATGCCCTGCCCCATGCCGCTGATAGAGCCTCGCCGCTTGCTGAGTACAGATGCTGGTAACTCTGTGGTCATTGTGCAAGTCGCCATCGAAATGTGTAAAGATCACATCGGGCTTATACCGCCTAATCTCATCTTCGATACATTCAACCATCTCTCGGTGGTTCTCGTTCATAAAGTTCATGTTCTTATAGCTGAACAGGGCATGATCCGTAATGCCGAGGATTTCATGGCTTTTCTCGATGTCGGTGAACATCTCTTTCCGAGTCTTTTCATAATCGGCATTGAGAATAACTATGCAGGCAGTATCTTCTCCATCAGACTGGCTGATAGAATACAAAAAGGCGCCCGCGCCAAGGACTTCATCGTCTGGATGGGCAACCACAAACATGTACCGCATGTCATTCTCCTTTCTTCGGAACAATCTGGGCTTTGATGTCATGATACCAGACTGCCCGCGCTTTCATTTTCCGCTTTGCAACTCTGACCTTCTTGTCTTCGAGTCCGAGGTTTCGGATCAACTCGTTGTAGTCGATCTCATTGTTGCAGGCAATGATAACGTAGTCGTACTTCTCGAATCGAATGGGTTCCATGTCGGGGATGCTGCGCTCATCGACCTCCTTCTTGTTCGGATCAATCCCGATATCAAGGTTGAGATCGCTTGTCCACGATGCCAGAATGTCGAGATCCCAGTCGCCGGCATGGGTGTTATCCACGATGTTCACAGACCGCAACTCGGCTTCCGTATACCCGACGAGCATCTTGCAAAGCACCTTCCTGTGCGGGTCAAGGCTAGCCATGACAGCCACTCGCTGATTGCCGCCAATGATGTTGTACTGCTCGTCAATCAGAATGAGACCGAAATCCCCAAGCTGCTCAAGCGAGTTCTGAAGCTCCTTCCTTTTCTGGGCTGTGATCTTTCGGGGATTCCCGAAACCAGTCTTGAGCTTTCCGCACTCAACTTCCATGACGCGCTGCTCTTTTGCCATTTGATGCCCTCCCGTTCCTATCTGTACGAGAAAAGCGACCGCCTTTCAGCAGCCGCTTTCCCGATTCCCTTGGTTTCAATTTGTGAAATCTCTTGACGATTCAAGAGGTGCGTGGTATGATGACCTTGGTTTTGAGGTCATATTATACCGCTGTGAGCGCTGGATGTAGGAGTCCGGCGCTCACTCTTTTTCTCCCCAACCAAGCTCGGCGATGTCATTTTCGGACATTCCTACCGATCTAAGCATACCTCTCAGCCTTTCGGCCTCCACATACTCGCTGAGTTCATCCGACAGCAGATCCACTGCTTTTTTCAGGACTTCGTTGCTCACCGTTCTTTCCTCCTATATATTTTTTATCCTTTTCGGATATACGTAGCGTAAACATTTTTCCAATATTTGTAAAGAGTTTTTCGATATTTTATCATATTTTTTATGGTCATATACGAAACATCCCGTATCTGTTTTTCCTGCCAATTCATGCTATAATGGAATTGATTACAGACAGAACGGAGGTGGAGAACATGCGAAACCCTGACCTTTTTCTCAAACAGTTGTACCCCCCCCCCGCCAAAAATCAAGCCCCGCCAAAATAAACCATTATGTTGCGTACACGATCTACAAACGGAGGGTTCAAATGGTTTACAATGGGAATGAGCAATTCATGCTTGATGGAAAAGAGTCCGGCACTTCTATCCTTGATTTCTGGCGCTGGGCTTACAGTGGGCTGTCTGATAATGTGGAGCGCGGCGTTCTTGCTGAGTTCCTTGTAAAATCCGCAATGGGCTATGCTGGAGACGATACGAATGAAGGAAAGCGTGTCTGGCATTGCTATGATCTGGTCGGCCCTCACGGAATCCGACTCGAAGTCAAATCTGTCGTCAGGAACTATGCTCGTGGTGAAAACAAGGATAAGATGGTTTTCAATATAGCCCAGACCCGCATGTTCTGCGAATATCGCGAGTCTTACAGCGTTGAAAAAGATCGGCATTCTGACATTTTCATTTTCTGCATCTGGAACTGCAAGGATTCCCGTCAAGATCCGATCAATATTGATGACTGGGAGTTCTATGTCGTATCGACGAAACTGATAAACGAGTGCTTCAAGGATCAGAAATCAATTTCGTACAAAGCACTGCTGGCACTTGAGCCTACGCACTGTTCGTTTGCCAATCTCAGGGATGGCATTATCCTCGAATACTACAATCGCGGGCCTTTCACCTTCAAACAGCCTATTTCGGAGGGTGAGTCCGAAGAAAAGGATCCGGAATAACAGCAAAAGCGACTCCATTTCAGAGTCGCTTTTGTGTTGCTGACTATTGCGAAGTGAGGGGCAACCGCCAACAATGCTGAATAGAGAGGAATTTTCCAAGATGCACGAAACCGTGCTGGAGTGAGGAGTGGGAGTCGAACCCACGCACTTCTTGGCAAGCCATCGGTCTGTTTCGGTAGGATGGCGCGAACCGAAATGACCGAACCCGTGAACTAGCGGTGCTGGCTCAAGATGATCTGGCCTCTGAGCTATCCCCACATAAAGATGCCGCCAGCGAGGTCGGAACAAACCTTGTCGAGTGCGGCATAATCGGCGTTTCGCCTGCCGACCGCGCAAGCGTCCATTTGCGCAGCCGATCACCAGAAGGGAGTTCCAATCAGTCATCAAACGGCTGACAGGTGGAGCAGCAGACGAGTCTCGAACTCGCAGCATCCAGCTTGGAAGGCTGGTACTCTACCAATTGAGTTACTGCTGCATACACGCGGCGGACAGCATGACCGCCGCGTTAGAACGGAGGGGCCGCATGAAGAAGCGGCGTAGCAAAATTGACGTATATGTCATTTTTGCTGTTATCATATTACAACATCGTAAGTGGCAAGTAAATGGCAGGTTTTTGACACTTACAAATAGATTTTCCCAGACTTTTTGTCCCTGAGCTCAATTCTGGAACAGAGGTCAAAACCCGCAAGTTCGATGATCCATTTGACAGTCTTGATGGTGCGCTTCATCCGTTCTTCTTCCTCGTTTTTTGCATTCTGGATAGATGAAAGAGCCTCATACGCAGTCGGATCAGGACATTTACTCTTATTGAATTTCGAGATTTCCTTCATAGCCTTTCTCCTTATTCGGCAATGTCCTGCCCTGTGGCAAATGCAAAACCAACAGCATGACACTCAGGACATTCAAGTTGCTTGAGCCACGTATTTTCAGGCTTGACGGCAATCCAGCGGTGTCCGCATTTCCAGCACATTACCTCAAGGGTGACATGAGGCATTGCATCTTCAATGGGCGTAACTTTCGCTTCAAACTCATCAGGAAAACGGCAACGGCATTCTACGCACGGGTTATGCTGTACCTCATCACCTTCATACTGGTGCTTGCAGTCATCACAGCAGTGCGTCTCGACCTGCTCAATGGCCTCAATCGCTTTTTCCAAGAGAGTCGTAGCGCATTTGCAGAACGGGAGCGAAAAGCCTCCAACTCCATGTTCTACACACGGAGAAGCAAGACAATATCTGAGTCCTTCAACAATTTGTTTTCTTTCTTCCTCAGTCATCAAACATCACTCCCATTCTCGACGCTTCAACCTTCAGAATCTCATAAATGGCTTTAAGCGGCTCAAGCTCCATCTGCCTGATGCTCATGGAAGGAAAAGCGCATACAGCCGCTGCGAGCTTTGCCCTCTCGTATTCCCCAGCGGCATCCTCATAGGTGAGATACAGGTCATAGTCCGGGGAGAATTGTGTCTGCTGTTTGAGGTCAGTCTTGTCGAACGTGTATTCGTCCCAAGGCTTCGCTTCTCCGTTCTGATCGGTGGTACATACATAAACGTATCGCCTGCCAACCCGAACGACCACTGCATGTACAGCACCTTGTTCTCTCCTGATTCTGAACATAGAATGAGGCACAAGACCGACTTTCTGTCCGACTGAAAACACTTGCTGCACTTTCTTCTTTTTCATTCGTCATCACATCCTTTCGACAACAGACAGATGATGCTGTGCATAGCTTTCTTGATGAACGCTTTTCCCGCGCCATCAGCCTTGGCCTTTTCATAGGATTCAGACAGCAACACCAGTGCCGAGAGGCTGATCTCGAAAACTTCTGCGCACTTGCTCAGAAACTCAACAGACGGCTCTTTCCTTCCTGTTTCAATCGCAGATAGAAAAGCAGCCGAAATGCCAAGCATTTCCGAAAACTCCTTGGCAGAAATTCCGTAAATCATGCGCAGCTTCCTGAGCGTATCTCCAAACATGACCTTCCTCCTCAGTCAATTCGTTTGTTCCATTTGCGAATGGCACCTGCTTTGCTGGCAGATCCACCAGACGTAAGACGGCATACACGACACACAACAAAGTATACGTCCGAATCGTCCTGTTCAACCGTTCCTACTCCAATATGACTGCTTCCGCAGCATGGGCAAGGCTTAATGAGGATTCCGTCAATGCAAACACTTCCATTCCAGCACGAAATGATGTAATTCCTGACGCAAACAAGTATCATGTAGCCGGAATACGCAATAACAACAACCAACAAGGTGCCAGCTAAAATCATAAGCAGTCGCCATACATCAGCCATAAGTTCGGTCGTAACCATTATCACGCTCTCCTTTCCGCCCCGATAAGTACGAGGCCGTATTTCTTTCGCTCCGCAGTATTCAAGAAACGTGTAACGAAAATATTTTTTGCGATCATGTTTAGACCCCCGAATCGTTTTTCTTTTGGTCAATAAGCGGTTGATGGTACTTCTCTTCGGCATCCCTCCGTGCTTCAACAGCATCGTCAAGAAAACTGTATCTCCCGATAAAAATGCGCTTATTGTGTACGCTGATGTATGCCGTCCACTTTTTACGACTAGCATCCCACGAGACACCCTTATAGCCGCTTGTATTGTTCTTAGGAGGATTGACGTCCTCGATGACCTGAAAATTTGTGCGATAACGCAGATTGGTTTTCACCTGATGCTCAGCGTTTTTCTGAATGGTCTTCGTACCGATCTCTTTTGCTACGGCTTTCTGATAACATCCGCAGGAGCGAGTCGGCAGATACTTCTTGGTAAGACTCGTCGCTCTGACAGATGTGATGTTTCCACAATCACATTCGCATACAACATAGCCCTTCCGATGATCGTCAGCGTTCTTGACAATGAGCTTGCCGAATCGCTTACCAACTATGTCCATCTTTAGCCCTCCATATGGTAGCAACCGTTTCTGTTGTAGGTAGAACAGCGTTTTTCTTTTAGCAGAAAACCAATATCATATACGAAGTCATAAGCAATTGGCGATTTCTTGCTCTCATGATTAAGGGCAATTCTACAACTTCTTTGGCGTTACGTTTGATATTTTTGTTTGCCACATTTTCTGTTGCAGTATAAGTCAAGCCTGCATCTTTTTGAGTACGATGCCTTTCTTGCTCTCATCAACAATGTCCATAATCTGTTGAAGTTCAAGAATGAGCTTGGGAATGCTGTTGATCTGGATGATGCCTTTGATAAGGCTGTTCTCATCTTCTCCGATAACAACGCAATCGCTTCCAGTGTCTACGGTAAATGTGCAAGCTGTACCTTGAAGATCATAAACATGGCGTTCATTGATGATAGGCAAACCAATGGGGGCTTCCACTTCGCTCATCTCCTCATAGATTTCAAACTCTTTGGGAATATACTTCCGTTCGGCAAGGGGATTGGGTTCATCAACAACCAATGCGAGAACTGGGCAGGGCTTGTTCTGCACCTCGGCATATTTCACTGCTTGGCTGCGGCGGCCAATGTAGTTATAAACGGTGCTGACGCTGACACCAAGCTGCTCTGCAATCTGCTTATTTGTCATTCCTTCGGCGCGTAGCTCAAGCAACTCGCTCATGCTCAGATCCTTCGACAGCTTACGCTTCACAGGGATCCCCCCCCCCGCAAGCACATTCTATTCTCCATGCTTTTCAGCTCCAATGTTATGAATTTGCATTGCAACAAAGACGATTTCTTCCCGAATACTGGCTGGAGTCCATTTCTTTCCCTTACGCTCAGGATTTCCACTCGTGTACACATAGTCAAATGGAGTATGAGCATAATCCCAACCAATCCAGAATCCATCTCTCGTATATCCGGCTACCCCTTTTTGAAAATACGTAATTCCGCCATGACACGAAATGGAATAAAGGTTCTGGATTTTTTGAAGGTTTTTGTCATAAAACGGATGGTGTCGAGGGATCTCGATGTATGCGCATGGCGCAAATCCGCGGCTGATAGCAACTGCTTTCATGCCATAAGCAACTCCGGTGAGTAAAATGATCGGCTCTTTAACGCTCTGCCCGTATGCAGCATTGGGATCGTCAGGAGCATACACGGCAATATGATTATCAAGGCCACTCCACGCAAGGACTCCTGACTCTGGTTCTTTCACTCCTCCCATAGTGCCGCCTCCATTTCTTCCTTCGTCGGCTTCCTCAGCCAGCAACGCCATTTTTCCCCATATGTCGATTCAAAATATTGGCTATTCACCAAACGTTTTACCGTTGCCGTGCTACCGAAAGCAAGTTCCGGAAGGTCAATCACCATCCAGCGACTTACGTTGCGCTCCTTTTCGTCATACCACAACGGCGTAGCATCCGCGCCACCTTCGCAATATGCTTCCACTTCTTCCAACGTCAGCACCCTGTTTGTCATCGCGTCCTCGTGCTTCCTCAGACGGTCGCGCAGATGCCCATATCCACTGAGCGCCGCATACACAGTCGCAACTGGACACTCATCAAAGACGCAATCGGAAAGAAGCTCGTCCTGATCCTTAGAGGTCATGGTCTGATCTGCAAATTCAGGGCATCCAAACTTCGGGCAAAGCTCTTTCATGCAGAAATCCGTAATCGGCATATCCATTTCACCGTGGCGGATGTAACTCCATCCATCTTTTCCATAAACCAGATTGAGCATCACCTCAAAATTGCCATTCGGGTTGTCCGTCACCATCTTCGGCAACTCGTAGACTGACTTTTTAGCTTTTTGCTCATCTCTCTCGTTATACTGCATAAGTGCCACTACTCCGCCGGGGTAACGGTCATCAAACCAATGCCATATCTCGAAACGATCAGTGCCTCTCTCAAAATGGAGAAACGGTTCCTTGATTTCATCCCGATCATTGATCGGGATGTCTCCAAATTCTGCCCAAAGCCGCCTCAGATTGGTAGCCGGATCGCTCATCTGGCATACCCCGTCCCGCTGATCGCAGTTTTCCTCGCAGAGAGAACAGAGCAGAACTCGTCCGCCGCATGTAGGGCAGGTCACATAAAAATGATGAATCTGGTCAAAATCAATCAGGATGGGAAGCACTTCATCACAATGAGGACAATGCTCCTCAATGTCGTAATGGGGGACATCGACCCCGTTCTGGAAAGCATCACTTCCGAATATCTTGTGCGCCACTCATATCACCCCCATTCATCAGCAGTTGAAGCGCCGTAAACAAAACCTCGCGATCATCGTTATTGATCTTAAACGGATTATCAGAGCCACCACTGAAAACGTCAAACCATCCATTGCCACATGACTGAATACCGTCAATCCTGTTGATATTGAGAATAATGTCAGATGGCAGACGGATGAACAGCGGACATTCCATATCAATTACACCTCCTCATGTCCAAAAATGTCGATGGTTGACCAGCATCCGCCATCGCGATCATCCGTCAGGATGCTGTCAAACGTTTTGCCAAGATCGCACTGAGAACAATTCGTCCTGTCGCAGAACCGACAATGCTCATGCGCATACTTACATAATACATTCAGCTCATCAGTGAGGATCAAAGTTTCCTCTTTATCAACCGAGGCCGGCTTGGCATAGTACGCCTTGTAGAGCATACCGGGCAGCATCCTCTTGAGGCTGGCGAGCTTTTCGGCCGGAACAGTGAGAAGAAGGTCAGCAAGGAACTTCCCGTACAACGACTCAATCAATCTGAAATTTCGCCATCCATTCGGAATAGACCTGATTCTGAGCTCCATCTGTTCCTTGGTCTTATGCAGCTCAGAATCAACTGCAAACAGATTCATCAGTCGGTTAATGTCATCACGGCTGCAACGGCTTACAGGGATTTCTTTTGCCCTCTGCTTCTCAGCGGGATCAACAGGGGGGGCAGCCATATCAAACTTCTTTTCCACGTTTATTCCTCCACTTCTCTGATAACAAGAAAATCTTCAGGCACATCCTCGATGCCATTGAACTCATTTTCCACGCTTCCGTTTTCTCGGATATACCCCTCGGAAGTAAAGTCTCCGCTTTCTTCCAGCCGGATGTCTCGACCATATCGCTCATAGTCGATATAGCTTGAAAGCGGCCCAAGATCTTTCTCCGAATAGAGTTCGTCAGCCATCATACTTCCAAGAGCATAGTCATCATTTATGCCGGACATCAGTTCATAACTATCGAGGTTGAAGGTAAGGTTAATCAGATCAACCAAGTCAGTCCCATCGGAGATCCCTGCTTCAAGGACAGCCTCATAAACGTCAAGCTCATAATCTTCCATCTCATCAAAGCGAGCTGCGAGATAGTTCAGCAGGTCGAGATCTTCATATTCGCCAAGCTGATCGTACACATCAGACACGCAGGACGGCACCTCGTAGTCGGTGATGAACCACTCCTCGTAAGTCTGACCGAATTCGTCATTACGACCAATCCCGATACGCTTAAATACTTCCTTCAGCTCATCGCGAGTGGTCGGAAGCGTGACCCACTCGCCAAGCAAGTACCCCTCGTTGTACTTGCCAAGGTTCGTGATGAAAACCTTGAAGTCATCCATGGAAATTCCTCTCCTCTCATCAGTTGAAATACTTCGAGTAGCTTGCAATCGGGACATAGGCCGCAATCACAATCAAAGCAACGGCGAAACAGATCCAGAACAAATCAGACATCTTTGGGTTCCTCCTTTGTTGTCGGCCCTTCTGGGGCTTTGTTGACCACCTGCCGTCAGGTGGTCTGAAAACCTCAAGTACCGAACTTATCGCTTAGGCTGGTTATCTTCGATTTCTTTACTTTGGGCAAGTCGCCTCTCTTGCTGATCTGCCGGTCATTCACAGCTAACATTTTGATTTTTCCAGAGTTAAACAAATCAACGCAGCGTTTGTAGTCTTCGTCGTCCCTGCACTCATAGGTTCGTGGCTCGCTGTGAGCCCCATTCGCAGACACGCTCTGATAAACGATCTTGCGCCTAATGGTGATCGCCCCCTCTTGCGTTGACCATGGAGGATTTCGCCAGCAAAGGCGACCCATTGTGCAACCTCGCAGTTCTCATTCTCCGATACCTCCGATTTGTTGTATTTTTGATTGCGGACGTATCGTAGCAGACCCGTTTCTGTGTGTAAATAGTTTTACAAAAATAAATAAATTATTTTTGAATTGATAACAAATATTTACGTAATCATCTGGAAAACTCAATGCCAAACAGATATACAGACAGCTCCTCACAAACCGAATCAACATGGCGATAAAGTGTGCGCAGATCAATATGATACTTTTCGGCAATATCAGTTGGAGTCAAACCGCTCTCTCGCACATACAGATCAAGAACTACATTGAGTTTCCGCATTTGAGCCGTAAGATTGCATTTCTCGCAATGCCGCTGGTAGGCTTCGAGCATGGTGTCAATATGTTCGAGGATGATCTTCGTTCTCACAACAGAATTTTTAATGCTCCTGATTTTCAGTTCATCTGCATCGGGCTTTTGAAGCATCGCGCTGAGGAGGCTGAAGACTTCCTCATCAACAACATCGGCCAATTCGGAAATGCTGCTGGACGAATGAGTCTTCAATGCGTGGTAGTTCTTCAGAATCAACTTGGTATTATGAAGTCTCCTGTCCTTGTGTTCCTTTGCCGCATCCGCTGATGCTTTGATGTACGCTTTAATCGCTTCCTCAGAGGCTGTCCGAACAATGGTATCAAGCAATTCACTGTCAATTTCCATCGCAGTTCCTCCTACAACTTATAAGTAATTCCGTCCAAAAATCTCGATGAAGTCCTCCTTGGATGCTCCATTGTCTTCCATGAAACACTTTTGACCATACTGATGAAGGGCAAGGGCCGTCTCCTTGCTGACATGTGCAGCTTTCTTTCCATTGCGATGGCATGATTCTCCGCAAAGCAATACCTTCAAACCATACTTTTCAGAGAGCTTCCTGTTCGCGCCAGAAAAGATGTGGTGCTCCTCCATCAAGCCATATCTTCCGCACAGCCAGCACCGTCCGTATTTCACTGGATCACCTGCTTCCAATCCCAATCAAGTCTCTGTCCGCAGATACAGCGGGCCATATCCGGTTCAACAGTTCTAAGGCAAAGCGGACACCAATATACCAAGCGATGTGTTCCGCACGTATAGTCTCGGACAATTTCTACCTCTGGTATTTTCTCCCGAACAACAAACCTTCCGAGCCTGAATGTCCGAACCGTTTCAATGGAAAAGCGGTAAACCTCAAATCTGATCTTTGCGAGAAACGATCTTGCCAATCTTCTGACTTTATCCATATATTCCTCACATATTCGTTATCTTGTTTGTATCGTCCATCTGACGGTCAGATGGATGTCCTGCTGACTGTCAGCAGGATGTCCGTCTGACATAGTTATGTTTCATTCCTTTTCCAGAGAGATCCGGAGCAGTGTGCAAACCACGGTGTAGTTCCTTTATCGTATGTGAGCCACATTCCCATTGCAGATCGGGTCAGCTTGCAGACATACTTCTCGCAACAAACCATGACAGCGTTTCCGCAGTTCCGACAATCTCTCATTTCGCATTTATCATTCATCGCTCTTAAAAATTATCAAATACGTAATTTCAGAAGAAAAATTTGCGCTTCTTCCCCTTCTTCTTGGCTTTCTTTCCCCTCTTGACAACGGGTTTCAATGCGGTTTCTGCAACCGCAAGCGGGAGACAGGTTAGACCCGCCAATCCAAATACAATAGCTTTTGCCGTCTTCATGCTGTCCTCCATTATTTACTTCACGCTGTAATCTCCATCATATACAGTGAACACAGGGGCTTCTTTGCGGCGATAAACCCGCCCATCCTCATCACGACGAGCACAATCATTTGCGCCTTTGTTATACGCTTCTCTGAGACAAAGCCGGTTGACTTCCTCCGCGCTAACAGAAAGATTCCTTTTCGCCTCATTCCTGCTCTTGATAGCCTCGTTCCGTTCTTTCTTGAGATACGAGTTGGATACCAAAGCTCCAGTAGCGATGCAAAGAGCGACTGTACAAACCCCGTAAAGAACCATCATAGTATTCCTCTCCCTCGGCTTTTCCTTCGATGATGACCCGAACACAAGGCTGTTCCGAATAAATCTTCATGGCGCACTGGAAGCAGACCTGCTTATCATCTTTCCATGCAACACCGTTCAGAGAATCCAGAATTAGCTTTGTGGCATTGTCAATATCAGGTTTCTTGGTCGGATGAATGAAGCCATCGAGCATCATCTGCCTTCTCCGCTTGCTCGCGCTCGCAGGGATGCTGAGGCTGAACAAAAGCATGACGGAAACTGCCCCTTCAGGAAAATAGGCATTACCGCACTGGCGCTCATATTCTCCCCTAACAATTGCCTCTTTCACTGCCGTCTTTTGTGGAGTATAAGCCATCGAAAAGCCATTCACGGTTGAAAGCCTCGGACGCTGCTTGCCGAAAGGCTCTCCTTGGACAGTGAAATCAACAATCAATTTCCTCAAGCCCCCTTCCGTTTTCACAGGGTCGGGCAAGTACAAGATACTTCTTTGCCTTTCCGCCGGGGTTCTTCAGGCGGGACACCATGCAAGTGGCATACCCATTTTTGTTGAGGATGCCAACGACGGCAACCCGATCTTCTTCCTTGTAGATTTCCAGCTCATAAACCCCCTCGGTCTTCTTTTCCTCCTCTTTGCCAAACAGCAAGTAGTCCGCAGAAACCTCAAATATCTCGCACAGTTTGGCAAGAGTTCGAGTATCAGGGATTGTCGTTCCGCTTTCCCATCCGCGATAACCGCTGGGCGACACAGGAACAAGATCGGCAACATCCGCCTGCTTATAGCCTTTCTTTTCGCGCAATTCTTTGAGTTTTTCACCAAGCACGATTTCCATCAGTCTTCCTCCAATAACTTCAGCATTTCATTGTATCGAGTTCCTGCTTCCTTTCTCCTCCAAGACGGGCCAGTAAACTCGACAGGGTAGCATATCTCAAGGATCCTGTCGTAGACCCTTCGATATTGAATATTATCGCTGTTTTTCAGCTCATCAACGCCGAGGTTGGTAGTTAGCAGCATCGGCTTATTTGCCCTGTATCGGCTGTCTATGACATTGTAGACGCGCTCTAATGCGTAGGATGTTTCGCGTTCTGCTCCAAGATCATCAATAATGAGCAAATCTGCCTGATTCAAAGAATCGACCAGCGATTCCGACTCCGCTGTTTTATCGAGTATCTTGACGAACGATGTCATGATGATGGACTTTTGCATTTCCATAAGCTCATTGGCGATTGCTGCGGCCAAGTAGCTTTTTCCAGTCCCCGGCGGCCCATAAAACAACATTCCTTGGCACTTCTGATACATCAGATCGAATCGCTCAACATACCTACGCGCAATTTTAAGTGGGCGCTCATTAAACTTGGTCTGTTGGAGAGAGGAAAAATAGAGATTTTCAAACTTCTTATCCATAAGGCTCATGCTTCGCAAGAGTTTGAGTTTCTCAGCTCTTTCAATGCTTTCTTCCCTTTTGACAGCCTCATCAATAACTTTCTGTCGGCAGTCGCATGGAACAGGCGGTGTTCTGATGACCTTTTTGCCTTGAAGCTCAATTTCAACCCTGCATTGCTTTTTCTTGCCGCAAATGCCACAATGAATCAGTCCATCTTCCCCGACATAATCACCTTCGCTGGCAGGGTACGATGCTTTTTGCACGAGCATATCAAATACATTCTGGAATACACTTACTCCCATTCCTGCATGTCGGTGGCATAGGGATTTCCGCCACCTTTACCCTCCTTCTCTTGCTGATGTTTCGCATACAGACTCGGATTCCGCTTCATAGCTTCCCTTATCGGCCATCCAATCAGCGTCATGTAATGGCTCTTGTACTTTTTCCCAGTAGATCCAATGTACTGATTCAATATCTGAATAGCAGCAGCGGCAAGCTCCTCGCCGTACTTATCGACAATCTTTTCGTAATCTTCAGCAGTAAGAAGAACGAAATCGGCATAATGCTTCTTGACAGGTTTTTTCGGTGCAGACTCGGCTTGAGTCCCTGTTGAGATCATCGGCAGCTCTTGCACTACTTTTTCCTGACTGTTCTTCTGCGCAGCTCTTACTTCACGCTTTCTTTCCGTGTTCCGTTTTCGGTTTGCTTCTTCGCGGTAATGCCAGCCTTGCTGTTCTTCCCAATCTGCCAGAACAATACCATTCTCGGTTTCTGAAACAAATCGTGCGGCAAACAGTGCTTCAGATACTTCCTTTGCCTTTCCAGATACAGTCGAGAGACACTGCACAATCTCTGTCCGATCACAACGCTCAACAAGTCCACTTGAATCCGCATTTTCCAAGCCCCACAGCCAGAGCGCAATCAGACAGCCGAGTACCTCAGCTTTTGAGACATTCGCCTCAACAGCAGCCCTTCTGAGCTGCCTATCATTCACTCCATCGTAGACCTTGATCGCTCCCATGCTATCACCAAAAAGTAGAGGAGAGAGGCCCTGCCCCTCTCCATGTAATCTTACGCAATAACGACAACATTGCAGTCGCGCAGCTTTTCTTTGAGATACGCTCCGATGAGGCCGATTGCTTCACGTTTCCAAGCCCCACCATCTGCTTCAAAAAGTGCGGCTTTCCTGCCCTCCTTGAAGCGGACAACAAACGGGGACTGAGGCTGCGTAACTTCGGTAAACGTGCGCATAGGACGCAGGAAAGCAGGATTCCTGAAGATCGTTTTGTCTACTTCCTGAACACCAGCCTTGAGAATGACTCGCTGGCTGATGCCGTCATCCGCAGTCTGAACAGACTGTTCCTCAGTCATGTTATTGATCACTTTACAGACCAGATCGCGGTTCTCGTCCGCAACAAAGCACGATTGGATATTGATGAACAAAGATTCTGCATCAATATACTGGCCAATCGCGATTTCAGGTGCTTCATACTCACAACTCGCAAGCAGAGGGCGCTCCTTCTTTTCTCCGACGATCACTCCATAAACATTGACGCGAACGGGGCTTTCAACAACGACGAGAGGTGCAGGCTGACCCGTGACAAACTGCTCATCAGAATCAGCCTGAATGTAATCGCACAGTCCCTCAAGGGTCGAAGCGTAGAAGGTTTCAGGATGGTAAATTTCCGCAGGCTCAATCTGCGTGAGCTTCCCATTGAAGTACAGGTACGCCGCACCGTCATGCTCGATGATATTAGGTCTATTTTGGGCTTCATACTGAGCCGTAGCCGCTTTGTCACCAAGGTCAAACGCTCTCTGCAATGCAGACGAAAAATCAATCATTTCGCTCATGTTGTCCTCCATTAGTTTTCTTTCTGTTTTCTGAACTCGACTACGGCAGGAATCTGAGAGCCATCATTAAACTGAGCAATTGTCGGTTCAGGCTGCTCATTTCCATCCATATCCATCTGACCGGGGATTTGATCGGTATGCTCAGTGACGACGACCGTGCCATCGTCCCGTTGACGCATCATAACCATCTGCTTCATAGCCTCCGGTGCTGCCAGCTTTGTCGTAACCTCATAGGTCATGTCAGCAGCATCGCGATTCACATTTGGTGTAAAAACGAATTTGAGCGTAATGGCTCTCGGCTTCGTAGGGCTGGTGCGATGGTCAAAGATGTTCGCCCAAATCTTTTTAAGCTCAGCGTTGAAACGCTCCGCGACAGCTCCATCCATCAGATTATCAAGCTGCTTAATCTCTCTGGATGCCATGCTTTATCACCTCCTTTCAATGCACCTCATAGTCATCAGGCTGTTCAGCATTCTGCATAGAAACTTCTTGCTGGTCAACAGCTTCGTTGATGATTGCCATGATCTCCGCATACTGGGCATGGTTCATCTCCTTGGTGTTGGCGATATTCCGCTCCTGACAAAGAGTTTTGATTGCATCGACAGACTCCGATCCCCACGCAATTTTCGCCATGTCGTACATAGCTCGCCGCTCCTGCTGCGTTACAACATCGGATGCAGGTTCGGAGACATCATTCGCATGTGCTTCAGGCTTTTTCTCAAAATCAGAGCCATCAATCTCCTGCGCAGAGGGCATTTCATCCTCGGTATAGAGGCCAGCAAAGTTTTTGGGGAAAGCATTTCTCAAGCATTGAGACACCGCTACCTTTTCGATCATAGTGGCCGGCTTTGTTTTCCAATTTGCCATATTCCGGTCGTACTCTGCGAGGCTGACTTCCCGATATTCCTCTACCTCTTTGCCATTGATCTCGCGCACTACGCTGCACCAGCCGCCAATAAGGCTCTCGCCGGGGTATACGCAGCATCCGCGTTTTTTGATGTACTCACTCCCGCGTTTGACCACAATGCCACTTGATTTTCCACGATAATCGGGGTTTTCTTCGGCTCGACGCTTATATGTGTCGTAGCCGACAATCATCTGAAAATCGTCATTGAACTTAACGGCATACGCTTCACCGACAAAGGGGTTCAACTGCTGATACTTGCAGAGCTGCACGAAAAGCACAGCCTCCTGCTCTGTCAGTTTGGTTTTTCCTTTTGCGAGATAATTGATAACAGTATCAGCGGACAATTTAACATGTCCATAAGCGGACTCATACTGAACCAACCCGACGGCTTCTTCTTCCATACGCACTCCTCCTTACGCCCTGAGAACCGTTTTCTTGGTTTTGATAACACGGATGCCGGGGATGAGAATGTCGCCTTTGGTCGCTTTGACCAGCCGCTTTACAGCAGCAAGGTCAACAGGACGAATAACAGCTCCGAGAATGGAGATCGGAACCTTTTCGGGATCCTCCACGATAACTTCGTAGTCCTCCCGCTTGGATACACCTTTCACAGAAGGTGCCGAAACAGAAACGGAAATAGTGTCAGACGACTCGTTGAGAATCTGCGCTTCCTGCAAAGCTGAAGCTGCGAGGTCACTTTCTCCGATCTGCTCAAACTCTGCCGCCTGTTGAAGCAACTCATCACTCTTTTTCTGTGCCTCAGCCTTGGCTGCTTCCTCTGCGGCAATCCTCGCTATTTCAAGCCGCTCAGTATACCGGCTCATCTCACAGGTGACGGCCTGTTCTGCTTTTTTGAGAGGATCAAGCAGAGCCTTTTCCTGTTCACAAGCACGCTTATGCGCCAAGTTGGCTGCTTCTTTGATCGGTTTGAACAAAGCCTGCACGGTTTTAATCCTTGCTCGGATCCCTTTGCCGATCTCGGCAGCATCATTGTAATCTGCCTCAGATTGAATATTCAGCACAGCGGCCTGTTTGCTGATGGTTTTCACATCCTCAACCATCGCATTGGTTTTCTGCTCCGCTATTTCTTCGTCGCTCGGAGCGCAAGCGACAACTTCTTCAAACTGTCTCGCTTCCATGTGCTTCCTCCTAGTTCTTTTCGATATATGCTCTAATCTTCAGCAGGGAAGTAAATACATCCCATGCCTCAAGATCGTGCGCAGGGTATTCTTTATAGCAGTAAGTACCATTTTTCCGAAGCTGGAGAATTGCTTTCCCATCTGCGCCTTTCCCCTGTGATTCCAAGGCACGAAGATACGCTTCAAGCTGAACAGCGGTCAGCATATCGTTGATTCTATATGTGGTCTTGTAATCCACAAGCGTCAGAACGCCATCAACAAGTGCAATCAAATCAAGAGTTCCGGCATATAGCAGTTGCTTATGCCAGATCGCTTGCTCTGTCTCGATATACTCGATCTCGTGTTCCCTGTTCCACGCAAGAAACGCATCAAAGTACGGCTGATACTCAGGCTCAATTTCTTCCGCCCCGTACAGACCGAAGAACTCACATGCGCTGTGTACGGCTGTACCCCGCTTTGCTGCTGCATCAAGCACTTCTTGGTCAACATCCTTGTATTTTTCATCAGACAGCGGTTTCATGACTTGCGTTACGGACGGGATGATGAACCCGTCAAGTCTATAAATGTGTTTTTCGGAATCGAACGTCAATTCAGCCATCAAGATGCCTCCGCAATCTGCCATTCAGATCCGACAATATCAAGCCATTCGCTTGCGCTGATATTATCAGTGCAGCTCTCGCAAAGCGTTTCACCGCAAATTTCAGCATATCTATCGCCACTGAAAATTGGCTCGCCGCATCGGGTACAGCAATGAACAGGTTCTTCCTCCTTCTCGTTCGGGCAGCCTTTCATGCAAGGGAACATTCCGCAAATATCACACACAGCTCATTCCTCCAATCTCAGAGAGGCAACGACCAAACTCATTGGAAACGCTGTTGATGCTCTCTCTGAAAACATGATTCTTGATTTCATCAATCAGGAGAAGCGGAACATACGAAACATCATGTCCAGTCAGCCTCGCCTTTCTCTTGGTATAACACAGAACAAAGCGGAACTCTCTATCCGTCAGTTTTCTCCCCGCTTCTCCCTCTGCGATGTTTCGTGCTTCCTGAATCGTCATATACACCACCCTTTGTTGCAAAACCTAAATCAATCGGTTCGAGCCGACGTATAGCTTCCGCAAGCTCTTTAATGTCTTTTATTCCATACCGAGCAAGCATCTGCCAAATCACCTTTTCGTCGGCCATAACGCTACCCGTTTTTCTTTACAAAAAGTCCTAGTCTGGCAATAGCAAGCCTTGCCGAATCGAGACTCTGAACGATTTTTTCAAGTTCAATCTGTTCGTCGTCATCAACCTCGCCATCACATGCAATTTCAATGATCTTCTGTCTGATGGCTGCAAGATCGTCAAGCGACAAACCATTCAGCAAAGCAATTGCAACTTGTTCAATGCCACCAACTTCTTCAGGCTTCTTTGCTGTCGCACAGCCAATTGGGCATTCATGGTTGCAATACCACGACATCAGTTCAGGCGCTTTATATACATCAGCCATCAACACAGCCTTATCGGGCGGGATGCACTTCGTAATGCCAAGCTCGTACTCTGCAAGGGTTGACGGCGCAATCCCTATTGCTTCTGAAGCCCCCTCTCGGCTGTTTAGCTTATCGTTGTATGATGCAGCCTTTTTTCTTGCGCGAAACCATACATTCTCGCAGTCAGTTATACGACCCATCCCCATTTCACCTCCTCGCAATTTTTGATATACTGTCAGTAACAAGTTACGAATGCGATACTCATCCAGAAGATTTGAAATTACGCTTTCGTAAGTATGTTGTCAAAAAAAACGGCGTTTGCTTCGCTTTCAGACATGTGAAGATAGTTCGCAAGCATCAGTGCTTCATTGATGGTAAACTCGTACTTTCCCTGTTCTTTGAGTGCATACTGGGAAATGCTGAGTCCTGTTGCATTTGCACAGTCTTTTTGAATCTTTCCTCGCATGACACGAACGCCCCTCAAGGTCTGGCTATTCATCGGCTTCCCTCCTTTTGCAATTACGCATTTGTAATTATTACGGTACGATTATATCTTACCATTTCGTAATTGTCAATATGATGTTTTGATATTTCCGTAATTTTTGTTTACATGTTCGTGATTTTGAGTTATGATGAAAATGAGGTGATTTTATGAGCCAATTTAACGAAAACCTTCGCGCAATTATGAAGGATCGCGGAATCTCGCAGAAGTGGCTAGCGGAACATTCTGGGCTTACAGAGGCAACAATCAGCCGGTACATGAACCATGTGAATGTTCCAAGTGCTGACAACGTGAAGAAAATCGCCGATGCGCTGGGCGTTAGAGCTGATGATCTGCTCGGTAAAAGTGCTGCTGGAGAAGATCAAGAATCCACTCTGCTCATCAAATGCTTCAGGCGAGCATCAAGCCGCGACAAAGATTTGATCTGGGCTGTTCTCAAAGAATATATGTCTCCAGAGGAAGAAGCTATTTTCTTGCGTCTTGCCTCCGAAAGCAAGCGCAAAAGCATGTGACAAACAACTTTAAGCTACTCAAGTAGTCTATCATACCTTACCGTAACTCATCGTTACTCTTATACGTTCCCCTTATATTTAATATATATAATATATAAGACAGTTAGAGAGAATAAGAGGGGTCTGGGGAGAGAAGGAGAAAAGAACGCTGTCCGTCGGACTGTCAGAAGGATGTCCGTCGGAAATTGGTATATTGTAATATTTAGTTTTATAGTTATTTTTGCATTTCCGTTTGTTTGATTATACTTTAATATATTTGTCCGTCGGAC